CTTCGACTGACGTAGATAGATTAGGTACCTCTTTTAGGTCATTAAATCACTCTGCTGATCTGTCTCTCACTGCGTATAAAAATACCATGCTAGAAATGACTTCTGTTATTGATGCAATGGTTAAGTTAAACAATAGAGATTCAAGCTCCGCGTATAGCGTGCTAGCTACAGCAGGATCAAGCTCGAACCAACTTGTAGCGATGCGTGAGTACTATAATGAGGAGATAGCTCTTAGAGCTGCTAGAGACGCATCTATTCAATCTTCTGCCTTAAAAATGGAGAAGGAAACACTTGATCTTGCTGCACAGTATGATAAGCGGCGAGCTGACGCATTAGCCAATAACGCAGCACGACAAGCTCTTGAGTCCTCCTATACAAGTTGGTGGAAGACTGAACTAAACACTCGGGATGCAGCAATTGCAAGAAGCCAAATAAATTTAATAAAAAATATAGCTGAGGGTAACACCAAACTACAGGAATTACTAAAAAATGAGACACCTCTTGAATTACTTGAGATGGGTTTTAAGAAACTGTCCTTAGCTATTCGGACAGCTTCGACTGACGTAGATAGATTAGGTACCTCTTTTAGGTCATTAAATCACTCTGCTGATCTGTCTCTCACTGCGTATAAAAATACCATGCTAGAAATGACTTCTGTTATTGATGCAATGGTTAAGTTAAACAATAGAGATTCAAGCTCCGCGTATAGCGTGCTAGCTACAGCAGGATCAAGCTCGAACCAACTTGTAGCGATGCGTGAGTACTATAATGAGGAGATAGCTCTTAGAGCTGCTAGAGACGCATCTATTCAATCTTCTGCCTTAAAAATGGAGAAGGAAACACTTGATCTTGCTGCACAGTATGATAAGCGGCGAGCTGACGCATTAGCCAGTAACGCAGCACGACAAGCTCTTGAGTCCTCCTATACAAGTTGGTGGGAGATGGAACTTAAGAAGCGCGATGGTTTCGCTACCCAGGCTGCTATACGGATGGAGAGAGAAACTCAGTACTTCGCTGCTGAGTCTGCCAAGCGGTTGGATATTGTTTACTCCAAGCTGAATGCAGAGGAGAAGGCGCGGCAGGAAGCCATCTCAAAACGTAAAGCACTTGAGTCTTCCTATACAAGTTGGTGGGAGATGGAACTTAAGAAGCGTGACGACATCTCTATTCAGGCTGCTATACGGATGGAGAGAGAAACTCAGTACTTCGCTGCTGAGTCTGCCAAGCGGTTGGATATTGTTTACTCCAAGTTGAATGCAGAGGAGAAGGCGCGGCAGGAAGCCGTCTCAAAACGTAAAGCACTTGAGTCTTCCTATACAGGTTGGTGGGAGATGGAGCTGCAAAAACGTGACGCATTAACCGAGCGGCAGACTCTAAGGGCCGCAGCATCTACTGCTTCTAACTCCACAACCACCCCATCTCTGGCTGATCACTATCGAGGTCTGGGCTATGCAGAGGGAGGTGGAAACACACTCCAAAAACTAGAGGAACAGCACAGGAATCTTGCAACTACCACCAAAGCCTCAAAAGACGAGGTCAAAGCGTGGAACACAGAAGCTAAATACACCCATGATATTGCGCGAGGTGCTGCTGCCGGTGTTGGGATGCTCTGGATGACCTGGGGCAACATGACTGCAATGGCAGCGGGCTTCACCGCCGTGCGGGGCATGAATACGGCGATGAAGGACATGGCCGAGATTGAGGAAAGTCTCATCCAAGCCTCAAACCAGACCGGCAACTCGGTCGATAACTTGAACGAGAAGTTGATGTCGTTATTTAACAACGGCGTCACCCCTATGATGGAAGGGCCAAGAGAGATCGCAGACGCTTATAAGGAGATGATATTTGCCGGCTTTAACGCAGAAAAAGCACTAGAGCTTTTAGTGCCGGCTATGAAGTTTGCTCGCGTCGGGGGTTTAGAGCTGAACGACTCAGTCAGCACAATTCAAAAAACCTTGAATGCGTTCAGTATTGAAAAGACAGAAGCCGGAGCCTACCGCGTAGCCGATGTACTAAAGAAGACGGCTGACGCAACCGCGACTAGCATTGCCGGTATGTCTTCTGCTATGAATCAAGCGGTAACCGCTGGCGGTGTTTATGGTGCCACGCTTGAGGATGTTGCGCTTAATCTAGGTATGCTTGCCAAAGTGGGTATAGATTTTAGTGCGGCGGGTACAGCAACTAAAAACTTCATGGCAGAACTTGCTGCACCGAAAACAGAGAAAGCGCGAGAAGCCCTAAAAGCTATGGGGTTAGACTTCTACGACGCATCCAATAAAGCTAAACCTTTTGTGCAGGTTGTTAGGGAGGCCCGAGGCGTTTGGCAAGAGCTTAATGAGACCAATCAAAAGCAATTCATTCAGAACTTGCAGGATGTGTTTGGAGAACGAGGTTTAAGGAATGCGCCGGCTATTCTTAAAATGTCTAACGATGAGTTAGAAGACCTTATTAACCAGATGAAGAATGCTAGCGGGACAGTCTCAACGCTGTATCAAAGATTGTCTGAAGGCACAAAAGGGACTTGGCAGCAGGTGAAAGTTGGTCTTGAGGTAACAGGTCAAGAAGCGATTAAAGAGATGGACCAAGCGCTAAAAGACTTGGGCTTGACCATGCTTGAGTTTGTTAGGTCTGATGAATTTAAGTCTTTCTTGAAGGGTGTTATAACAACACTTAAGACACTTACTGAACTTGTGGTGGATCATGGTAAAGAGATAGGAATAGTCATTGCCGCCTACGCAGGGTTTAAGGTGGTGAGTGGTCTTGTGGGTATGCTTGGTGGTGCGATTAAGTTATTGAGTTGGACTGCGTTTATCAAGGATGTTGCACAGGCTAAGACAGGTGTTGAGGTACTGTCAGAAGCAGTCGGTACCGGTACAGGCGCTGCGGGGTTAGCGGCCAGACTGACAGCAATGGGTGCAATTGGGGTTAAGGTACTTGCTGCTGGTGGATTGTTGTATGGAGCTACACTAGCTTATAAGGAGTTACTAGAGTCTGTTTTTGGTGAGGAGTATGTATTAAAGTGGGAGAATCGAATTATTGAGGCTTTTACTCGTCTCAGTGATAGGTTGAAAGACTTAGCGGCTATTGAGGCTCCGTGGTGGGCTAAACCATTTAACCTTTCAGGTGGGTTGGGGATGGGTGTCCCCGGTGCGGGTGGTGGCGCGTTAAGTGCAGGTGGGGTAGTCCAGACGTTAATCCAAGCGAAAAATAAGGTGGATGGTACAGCCAGTAAGAAAGCTACCGAAGCAGGAGAGACGTGGAAAGCAACTTCCTCAAGTGTGTTTCCAAGATCCAATATGGATAGGCTTTTCGGTGGTCCGGCGATTCCAAATACAACTACAAATAGTAGTGTTATTAAATCTATGGGGGAGATGTATAGCCGTCCAGTGGTTCAGAGCGATGTCACAGGATTGTATCCAGCAAGTTCTACTGCCACCAAAGACCTAAAAGACCTAAAAGACACCAAAGACACCAAAGAACAGGTTGACGCCTACTCGACGTTACTGGGTCAGGCTAAAGACTTTGTTACGCTGCGTGAAGCTGCCTTAAGCATTGAAAATGCGCTGACTGGAGAAATGAAGACCTACATCAAGATGAGCAACGATGTTGCCCAACTTGAAAAAGAGAAAGCCTCAGGTAAGTCGAAGGGTGAATTAAAGACCTTGATGCCAAAGGCTAAAGCTATAGCGGAAGAGGCTGAAAAAGTCGCAGAGCTGAACAGGGAGATTAAAAATGTCTCTGATGCTTACGACAATCAAATGAAGGTGGTGGATAACCTTGCTCAGTCTGAGTCTAACCGAATCAAACAAGCTGTGCAGGAGGGTGACAAGGATCATGTGGTGGCCGGAGTGGAGGGGGAGGTGCTGGCTTACTCGACGCTGGATCAACAACTCACCATTACCATTGACCATTTGACCAAATTGAGCAGGTCAAAAGCCAGTCTGGAAGCGCTACGCCAGAATACAGATGGAGTGGGTAAGGAAATAGACGCGCTTACTACTCACACCTTTAAGCTGGTAGAAGACACAGAAGCCACAGTCCTTGCCGCCCGCGCCAAGGAAAGCAAAGCGAACACCAAGTACCTTGACAACCTGAGTGAGGAGACAGCTAAACTTGAGGAAGCCACACAAGCGCAGTTGAGAAAGTACGCGACGGATGAACAGGCTGCCTTGATGTCTGAGGCTGACATCGAGCGGATGCGTCGCAGAACTACCGAGGAAGAGCGTTATGCTCAAGCGATTGCCAAGGTGAAGCAGGAGCTTGCTCAGAAACAGGCTGCCGCGAGTAGTTTGATGGACTTGATTGACTCCTCGACGGATATAAACACGATAACTGCCGCACGGCAGCACTTAATTACCACCGAAAAGGATATAGGCCAGGTCAGCGCAGCCCTTGCTGAGCTACAGAAGAAGGCTAAGGTGGCAGGGCAAGCTGCTGCTTCTATGGTTAGTGATTGGGATAAAGCAGCTAAGGATATTGGTAAGACGCTGACTGATGCTTTCATGGGGGCTTTTGAGTCTGGTAAGGATTTTGCTAAACAACTTAGATTAACAATAATTAACGCATTCAAAGATATTTACCTGAAACCTATTGCAATACAACTTACCACTACTGTTATGGGGGCGGTGGGGATGGGTGGAAGTGGGTCAGCAGCAGCTTCGGGCGGTGGCGGGAGTGATCCGGTTTCTACGCTGTCCAGCCTGAATTCGGCTTACAAAGCCGTTGCCAATGGGTTCACCTCACTTGGAAACACTGCCGGTAGTTACGCCATCATGGCATCCCAGGGTGGCAGCATGGGCAGTACCGTGATGGCTGGATCGCAGCAAGCCGCCATGCTCAATGCGCAGGGTATGGGAGGTTACTCGGTTTCGTCGCTTGGCGGGGCGGTCGGTTCTGCTGCCTCCACGTTAGGCGGAATGGCAGTGGGTTACGTGGTCGGTAAAATGATCAGTGGGGGTTACAGCGCCATCGGCAAGTCGGGCAATACGGCAGTAGCAGTGGGCACGGCGATTGGCGCAATTTGGGGACCGCTAGGCGCAGCCATTGGTGGCGCGGTCGGTGGCCTGGTGAACCGGACGTTTGGCCGCAAACTCGCCGGCACGGGCATTGAGGGCAGCTTCGGCGCTGGCAATTTCTCCGGCACAAACTACGAGTATTACAAGGGCGGCACATTCCGCTCGGACAAAACCAAACGCAGCGATCTTGACCCGCAGGTTGACGCGCTACTCGACACTTCATTTGCCACTCTGCAAACGAAAACCGCACTGATGGCGACGGTGCTAGGGCAAAGTGCCAGCGCGATCAACGCATTCACCAGCAGCATCAAGCTGGACTTTAAGGGACTGACCGACAAGGAAATCGAAGAGAAGATCGGCGCGGTGTTTGACGACATGGGCAACAGCATGGCGTCACTCATCCCCGGCCTAGAGGCGGTCACGCGCTTTGGCGAGAGCAGCAGCGCGGCACTCACCCGGCTGTATGACAGCATCTTTGCCGTCAACGGCTTAATCGACACGCTCAACCTGCAGCTTTTTGACGTGTCGCTGAGCGGCGCGGCAATGGCGTCTAGCCTGGCGGACGCGTTCGGGGGCATGGATAAGCTGCAGTCTGCGACTTCGGCCTACTACTCAGCGTTTTATACCGAGGAACAGCGCATTGCGGAATCGACTCAGCAACTGACGCAGGCGATGAGTAACCTGGGCTACACCCTGCCGGCAAGCAAAGAGGGATTCCGGGACGTAGTGGCAGGGCTGAACCTGACCACGACAGCCGGGCAACAGACTTTTGCCGCGCTGATGGGGCTGGCCCCGATGTTTGCGGAGGTGGCGGATAGCTGGGAAGTGGCGGCGAAAGAGGCGGCTGAGAGTGCGGCAGCGGCAGCGAAAGAGGCGGCTGAGAGTGCGGCAGCGGCAGCGAAAGAGGCGGCAGATAGGGCAGCAGAAGTTTTAGATGAACGCGCCACGCTTGAAACAGCACTACTTGAGATTCAGGGTGACACAGTAGCATTAAGGGCTCTGGAGTTAAAGAAAATTGACCCAACCAACCGGGCGCTGAAAACCCGCATTTGGGCGCTGCAAGACGAAAAAGAGGTGCTTGATGAGCGCTTGACGCTGGAGTCTCGCGTTTACGCCTTGCAAGGGGATTTTGCCAAACTGCGCGAGATCGAGCTTGACACCATTTCGCCCGCCAACACCGCATTGCAGCAAAGAATTTGGGCGTTGGAGGACGAGGAGGCGGCATTGGAGGCAGCCAAGAAAGAGGCTGCAGCTCTTATTACCCGCTTGACCGGGAAGACCGGCTTTGTGGCTGCGCTGGATGCCGCGTCACTGCAAGCGGCGGCAACATCTACGGCTGTCTATGGTGTAGCAACCTCGTCAACGGCAGCAAAAATCAGTGCAACCAGCTTCTCAACATACTTAACCGGCGCACTGGTTAATGCGTTTACTGGCGAAAAAGGTGCGAAACAAGCCGTAAAAAGCCTGGGAGATTATTTAGTCAGCGATGAGTTTGCGAACGCCCCAGCCTCTGCAAAAACGGCTATCGCTGCGTTGACAACCTATCTCGCGGGCACAGATTTTGCGAACGCACCTGCCTCTGCTCAAACCGCCCTCACCACCTTGGCGACCTACCTTGGTGGCACTGACTTTGCGAACGCCCCCGCTTCTGCCGAAGACGAAGTTGATAAGCTGGCGGCTTATTTGTCCGGTGCCAGCTTTGCTGCCGCCCCGGTTGCTGCGCGGTCAGCAGTGACTAAGTTGGCAAACTATCTGGCTGGCAAGGATTTTGCCGGCGCACCTGTCGCCGCAAAAACGGCTATCGCTGCGCTAATTGATTACCTTGCTGCCACCGTCTCACCAACACATACCACGGCACTGACCGAGGCGCAAAACGCAACGAATAATTTGTATGCTGAAATTGACGTACTAAGGGGCGCGGCTGCTTCGGCGCAAATCAATATCGGTGCGCTGAAAACCGAACTCAGTAGCCTAGATGTCACTGTAGTAGCGGACATTGTGGTGCAGGTGTTTGAGAACGTAGCCGCGCGACTGGAAGGCGTGTTGAGCGACATTGGGAACGAGCGAGTGGCGGTGCGCGAGGCGGTAATTCGGATTCTGGAGCCAAGCGTAAAGGGCTACGATCAGATTAAGGCGGAGATTGACAGCACGTCTGTAGCGCTGCCAGATAAGAGCTGGGTGGATACTGCGCAGCAAATCTACACCACCTCACTGAAAAGTTTTAGCGATTACAAGGTCGGGGAAGAGTTAGAGAAGACGCGGATTAGAAATGACAATGTTGGCGAATTAAGGCGGTTAAATTCTGAGAAATACGATCAGCAGGCTATCGTTAATAAGTTTACTAGCAACGACCAGAAAATCCTTGAGTTTGCCGGTACGCAGTTCGCCACCATGTTGGCGTGGGCAGCGGTGTTTGGGCAATACACGATAGGCGGCAATAGACAAACCCTGGATAGCGCCCAAATATCATCTGTCAAGCGCAGATACTACGATGGAGATAGGTTTTTTATCCCTAGCGGGTCATCTGCAGTCACCGTTACAAACTCTAACCCAGAGGCATTTGAAAAGAACGGTAATAAAATAAATGATTACGATGCAGAGAAAGAGGCCACAACATTTAACACCGCACTTGCTACAGCGCAAGCGGCTTCTAAGGCACTGGCTAGCGTTGCTGTGGATTACGCTACAGCCTCAAAAACTCATGCTGACGCCACCGCCGCCAACGCGCAAATTTTAGCGATTGATCAATCCATCACACAGGCCACCACAAACCTGAAAGCACTGGTGGATAAAACCTATGCCGAAAATTTAGCGGCAGCGAAGGCGAATAGCGAAGCCAAGCTGAAAAGCCTGATTGATGCTCAACTCGATTACAGCAAAGCAGTGCAGCAATCCGCTGTTGATGCCGCCAACGCCACCGCCAAATTAGGCCGCTTGCGTGAGGAAACCGTAAAGTATTACGAGCAGCAAAAACAACTTGCCGAATTGATGACCCGGTCGGCCAGCACATTGCGCGGCACGGTGGAGAGTTACCGTTTTAATCAGCTCAGCGAAGAGCAAAAATATACCGACTTGAAGGCGCAGTTTGCGAGCAGCTACAGCCTTGCCTCCCTCACCACTGGCGAGGAACTCGCAAAATATGCTGATCGGATGAATGACGTGTTCGGTCAGATGCTGGGGCTAGGGAAGGATGGTGCGACGTTTAATACTGAAATCGAAAGCGCAGCCAAACAACTAGAGACCATCGCGACAAAGTTGGAAACCGAGGTGATCGCCAACACCTTCCAGGCCGACAGCATTAACTTGCTTACCTCAATCGACGGCACACTTGAAGCGCTGGGCAACAACACACAGATCATGGTGGATGCCATCAACGCCAGCAAAGACCAGACCAACGCGAACCTAGCGGAGTTGGTTCGTATTGCGGGCGGCACACCGGCCCCGGCCTTTGCTGCAGGCGGATTCCACTCAGGCGGCTTGCGGCTAGTGGGCGAGCGCGGCCCAGAGCTAGAGGTGACGGGCCCCGCGCGCATCTACAGCGCAGCACAAACCCGCGCAATATTATCAGGTGGGGAGAACGACGAGGCTCTACTCGCTGAATTGCGAGCGCTGCGGGCCAGCAACGATGCAATGCGCTTTGAGCTACGCGCCATCGCAGTCAGCACAAACAAATCAGCAAAACTGCATAGCGAATGGGACGGCAGAGGCTTGACCGTGAAGACCGATTCCGACCAACCCATTCAAGTTGAGGTGACAGCATGAGAGTCATTAAACCAACCGTATTAAATACCGCCGACTTGATCAGCACCACGGCAACGGATGCCCACGCAGCATGGATTGCAGGGAGTTATGCACTTGGCGCGAAAGTCACTTACTCCGATGGGTATTACTACGAATGCATCGAGCCGGCAGGTACGTCTGCTGTGCCAGGCGCATCGTTTGACTGGAGCCAGATTGGGCCGTCTAACCGTTTTGCCATGTTTGATGATTTTATCAGCACACAATCTACGGCCACCACGGCATTGACTGTGGTGGTGGAGCCGGGTATTTGTAATAGCTTAGCCTTGTTTAATCTCACAGGCAGCGCCTTAACAATCACCATGAAAGATGCCCCAGGCGGTAACGTAGTTTATAGCTACACAAAAAGCCTAGATGGTACCGAGATTATTGACTGGTATCAGTATTACTTCGAGCCGTTTGTGCAGTTGACAAGCGAGATTTTAACTAATATCCCACCCTACGGCAGCGGGCAGATCACGGTGCAGGTTTCGGGCACCGGCACGGTGGGGTGTGGGCATTGTGTATTCGGCACGGTCTATGACATCGGCGGCACGGAGTTTGGCGCAACGGCCAGCATCACGGACTACAGCAAAAAAACCACAGATAGCCTTGGCGCGGTGACGTTGGATCAACGAGATTTTGCTGACCGTATCAGCGCCCGTGCATTGTTTAAAAACAGCGCACTGAACAAGGTCAAACAAACCTTGACCAGCTTGCGCGCGGTGCCTTGCGCCTGGCTTGGTGTTGATAGCGTAGGCTTCGAGGTATTATCCACCTACGGCTATTACCGTGACTTTACCATTGAAGTTGCCTACCCCGATCAATCTTATTGCTCAATTGAAATCGAAGGACTTACATGACCATCATCTCGCAATTTTCCACCCCACCAAGCCGCAACGACCCGGCAAACTTCGCCGCCCGTGCGGATGTTTATCACAGCGAACTACCCACCCGCGTCACGCAAATGAACGCGGTGGCGTCAGAGATCAACGCGGACAAAACCACTACGGTCAACACGGTCAACGCCGCCTTTGCTGCCGGCTTAGCGACCGCCGCCAGCAATGCCGCGACTGCTGTCACGCAAGCCGCTACCGCCACCACGCAAGCAGGCATTGCCAGTGCAGCCTCTAGTGCCGCACAAGCCGCCTGGACTGCCGCCCTATCCGCCAACCCCGATCTTAATCCTGCCATCCGCATGAACCCGGCTACCGTCAGCGCAGACACCACCATTCCGTCAGGGTATAATGCCTATAGCTCAGGCCCTATTGTGATCTCCGAAGGGGTGACGGTAACAGTGCAAGACGGTGGCCGTTGGTCAGTTTTTTAATTTTTCAAGGAAATTACTATGTCTCAAATTGTTACTCGTAGCATCGTCACCCCCGATAATTCTCCCGTGTCGTTTCCTTATGGCATCAATATCGGCACACCGAACGGCAGCGGCATCAACGACATTGGCATCGCCGGTCAAGCCGGCTTCGGTGTCGGGATTTGCCCTTCCGCCTTGCCGGCTGGCATGACAGAGTTATCTGGCACACAAGATCGTTTTCACGATAACTACGGCAATTACCAATACAGCGACGGCAGTATCATGGTCTGGATGCCGGCTTTCTTCTACAAATACGGCACCGGCAGCAATGGCCTGGCACTCAATGAGGTGGATATTGAGCCGTTCGGCTATTTTGCTGATGTAGCCACCGCCAATTCTGCGGGCTATGCCTTGCATCGCGCCTTCTATGATGGCGGCGTGATTCAGCCGGGGGCGTTCGTCGATAAATACTTGGTCAGCAATAACGGCGGCATTGCCTCAAGCGTGAAGAATGGCATTGCACTAGCCTCTGCCGTGCGCGGCGGTATTGCTGCATCGGCGTTTGCTTCGCTGACCGGCGCACCCGCTAACACCTTGGGCGGCGCGGTTGCTGTTGCAAAGACGCGCGGCGTGAACTTCTTTGTGTCGAGTCGCTTTATTTTTGCTGCCTTGGCCTTGCTCAGCTATGCGCACGGCAAAGCCTCAACCAGCACCACACATTGCGCCTGGTACCATGCCACCAATAATTTCCCGAAGGGCAACAACAACAACGCACTGGGTGATGCTCAGGACGCATCAATCGCTTACATTTGGGATGGCAATTCAGCTTATTTAGGCTGCGGCAGAACCGGCAGCGCCAACTTCTTCGCCCGCACGACACACAACGGCCAAAACTGCGGCGTGGCTGATTTGAATGGCGTGGTGTGGGAGCAAACCCCCGGTATCACGCACGATGGCACCAACCTGTATATCCTGAAACCCGCTGTCAGCATGAAAAACGTGACGGGCGGGAACTCATTAGCGACCGACCTATACGGCGCAACGGGCATTACTGCACTGTATAACAGCCTCGGCACTAGCTACGAGAGCCTGACCGGCAGCAATACGAATAAGGTCTTTGGCAATAATAGCAATCAAGTGCTAAGTGCTGCGACCTCAGGCAATGGCTGGAATTTTGCCGGGGCGGGCTTGCCGCTTGCGCTGGGCGTAGGCGGTAGCAATGCCTTCGGTAATGATTACGCGCTCGACTACAAGCCGAATGAACTGGCTCCGATCTCGGGTGGTGGCTGGAACGACTCGTCGTACGCGGGTGTTTGGTCGTTCATTCTGGACAACACTCGCGCGAACTCCGGCGCTAACATTGGTTGCCGCTCCGCCTTGTACTTGTAACCATGTCAGTGCGGCGATAGCCGCACATTAACTGCAAACACTGCAAACACTGCAAACTATGAACACTAATGCTGAAGCCGAGCTAAATCGAAAGTTTATTGAGACTGCGCAACTGATGAATGTTTACCTCAACCACTTCCCCGCGTTCGAGAAATACGCGCTCGCGCAGCATATCCGCGTGTGCATGTATGACGTTTACGGGTTGATCGTGGAGAGTCAAAAGCGTTACATCAAAAAAACAACGCTCAATAACTTAGATATACGCCATGAGCAGTGGCGCATGATGATTAATCTGGCGATGGAATTAGGCTATTTTGCATTTAAGGACGGCAGGGAAAGTGATGAATCGCCTAAGACATTGGCGCAACACCGCCACCTGGCGATCTCGCGGTTGATTGACGAATTAGGGCGCATGATCGGCGGCTGGTTGGTTGCCGTGCGTGAGTCTGAAAAGAGTGGTACACGGGAAACGTCTTAATATGGCTCCGATCTCGGGTGGTAACTGGAACAACTCGTCGAACGCAGGTGTTTGGTCGTTCAATCTGAACAACACTCGCGCGAACTCCAACGATAACATTGGTTGCCGCTCCGACTCTGCTTCACCTCATAACCGGCAACGGTATAGTGGAACAAAGGGAGACGTTTTCCGGCAGGGGTTAAATCCTGCGAAATCGGTTTGCATGGGCCATTCTAGTAGGTCTGAGTTTGTCATTCTCGAAAGTCTGGCCCTATGAAGCGCATCGGCTATCTCTTTGAGCAGGCGTTTACCCGCGAAGGGTTACTCGCAGCGTTTCATGCCGCCGCCAAGGGTAAGCGGAAAAAACGCGCCTGTTTTAATTTTGAGCGCCGGCTTGCCCACAATTTAGATCGTCTATATGACGCGCTGCACGATGGCAGCTATACACCACAACCCTATTACAGTTTCACCGTGTATGAGCCGAAAAAACGGCAGATATACGCCCCGGCATTTGCTGATTTGGTTGTGCAACATGCCATTTACGCGGTCACACTGCCAATTTTTAACCCATCATTTATCGACCAATCGTTTGCGTGCCGGCCCGGTAAGGGAACGCACAAAGCCGCGCACTTTGCGCAGCGTGCGCTGCAACTGAGCGCCGCCGATAGCTACACGCTGAAGCTAGATATTCGCAAGTTTTTCTATCGAATTGACCGCACGATTTTGCGCAGGTTGATTGCGCATAAGATTAAAGATCATCGCTTTGTCGATTTAATGATGTTATTCGCAGAATACGGCGAACCCGTGGGTATTCCTATCGGCAACCTGCTCTCGCAGATGTATGCGCTCATTTACCTAAACCCACTTGACCACTTTGTTAAACGTGAACTCAAGGTGCGGCTGTATTGCCGCTATGTTGATGACTCGGTGCTGTTTGGGCTGCCGCGAGAGCGGGCGTTGTCGCATCTCGCCCGCGTGGGCTGCTTTATCCAACAGCAACTCAATCTCGAATTCTCGAAAACCACTTTAGCGACCACCCGGCGCGGCGTGAATTTTGTTGGGTATCGCGCCTGGGCGTCTCGCCGTTTTATCCGCAAGCATTCGATTTACACATTCCGCCGCCGCGCAAAGCAGGGGCGGCTTGAATCGTGCGTGTCTGTATTGGGTCACGCACGCCACACCCACTCCCTGCAGCATCTGCTGCGCTATCTGAAAGGAAATCACCATGTCTTATTTTGTCAGCTACCAAAAATCTATCAGCGCAAGCGCCTCACGCGAACTCAAATTGCCGACCAACGCGCAGCACCAAGCCATCGGCACGGAACTCTGCACACTGGCGGGGGTGACTTACGTCTCGTTGCCTAATGATGCCGTGTTGCCGGCAGACCAATACGCCGAAGTGGTTGCCAGCATCGTCAACCCCTGCGTGCCGGACGCCGCGCTGCTTGCCGACATCAAAGCTGCTTCGCCGCACGTCGCCCTGATTAATGCGAATGTCGCACGCCAAATTGCTGAGCGTTACAGCACCGGCGATGAAATCAAGCTACTGCGCACCGCGCCCTCCGAAGAGTTCGATGTGTACAACGATTTTGTCGAGTCGTGCCGCGCCTGGGGCCGCGCGCAGAAAGCGGCTTTCGGGCTGTGAAACCGGCTCCGATTCGGCCCGCGCCTTGGTGGGTGCGGGCGTTTCTCCGCGCTGCTGGGGCTTACGGCATTACGATGCCGTGGCGGGTGATCTACCTGATGCCCGAGCAGATGAGCAACGCCGGCTTGATTCGACATGAGCGGGTGCATATCGCGCAGATTGAGCGTGACGGGGCATGGAGATGGACGGTTAGGGTTTTTTGGTACTTGCTGCGCTATGGTTATAAAAATAGCCCGTATGAGGAAGAAGCCCGTACACTCTCTGGCCATTAGCCAGAATAGTGTTCAGTTAAATGATCTACTAACAATAAGCTCGTCACAGTTGTGTCACAGTGACAGGTAGAAAGTGGGTTAAGAAGGGTATGGCAGGGTCTTAATAAGTTGTTGATTTTTATTAAAAACCTGCCATACTTGCTACCTAACTGGTGCCCAGGAGAAGTCTTTTACAGAATTCGTAACTCATTGATTAGAATAAACAACTTGCATTGATTGTCACAATCGTGTCACAGTGTCACTCATAGATAAATTAGGAGTGACAAAATGGCAACAATTCGCAAACGGGGCGACACTTGGCAGTGTATGATTCGCAAGGTTGGGCATCCGCCTGTCTCTGCGTCGTTTGATACAAAAGCTGAGGCGGAGCGCTGGGCCTTGAAGACCGAGGCAACAATGCTTGATGGAGCCGTAGAGGTGCAGGATGCCAGCACAACGGTGCGTCAATTGTTTGAAGAGTATCGGGATAAGGTCTCGGTAACTAAACGTGGCGCACGTTGGGAAGTTATCCGAATTAACAGGCTCTTGGAAACTTCACATTTTGTCAATAAGAGGCTGGTTAGAGTCAGCCCATCCGATATACAAGCCTGGCGAGATCTCCGCTTGAAGAGCGTTTCTGGCGAGACGGTAAACCGCGAGATGAACCAGATCAGTGCCATCTTTACCTATGCACGCAAGGAGTGGCGCATGGGGGTGCATAACCCGGTGCGCGAGGTTAAGCGGCCAAGCAAGAATCCTGCCCGCACCCGAAGACCCTCTGCAGATGAGACGAGCGCCTTGCTCAAGTACTTCAACTTCGATGCTAACGTGCCACCTAAAACCACGCTGGATTATCTTGGTTGGTTGATTGAGTGTGCGCAACATATTCCCATGCGTCGCGGGGAGTGGTGCAACGTGCTCTGGGAAGACGCCCACCTTCAGGAGCAGTGGCTGCACTTGCGCTTGACCAAGAATGGGGAGAGTCGAGATGTACCCTTGTCGAAGTACATTAGTGCCCTACTTGACAAATTGCCTCGCTCTGATAAGCGCATGTTCCCGATCAATCCAGATACGGTAACTATTTATTTTTCAGAGGCGTGTAAAGAATTGGGGATAGATAATCTTCACTTACACGACTTTAGACATGAGGCGATTACCCGGATTGCAGAAGTGACCCGAGATGCGTTAGAGCTGAGTGCATTTTCAGGGCATAAAGACTTGAAAGCCTTGAAGCGATACTACAACCCCAAGGCTTCCGATCTGGCTAAGAAGTTGAACTAAACGATCATAATGTCAATACTCACAATGGAGACTAGACAAAGAGAGATAAGTATGCTCACACTTCTCTCCTCGGTCTCCCGCGTTTCTTAACCTCTACCACCTTTCCAGAGATAGAGTCAAGCCATGCGTACACCACCTTCTCACGCCACAACGGTGTCTTGCTGCCGGGGAGTTTGAAATACGGAGGTACGCGCTCAGGGTGGGTGCTAACATCTTTAGCAACAGTAAGGGGCTTACGTCTAAGTATGGAAGCCACCTCAGATATAAGCAAAACTCTGTCGGGTATCATAAATTTATTCCTTGTCTCAATTATAGGGCTTTATAGGCACTAAATTTGAATCTGGGTATGAGTTGATGGGTTAGTATCAACTCATACGAGATCGTTTAATCTAGGGCGTGTTTGGCTTGCCTATTTTTTGTGCAATTCGGCAATTTTCTCCTTTTCTGCTTTGTCAATCAGGTCTTGTACGAAGAGTTGCCTGTACTGCGCCCAACCTTTGAAATTACCACTTGACAAGTGAGCTTCAAGCATGGGTGTAGCTTGATGTTCAATCGGTGAGGCATGAATGGGGCTAGACTCGTCATACACCGTGCCACGTTTATCCGTATACGGGCGAGTGACCAATTGATTAAATAGCTCGGTGTCTTCTTCCAATGTGCTCTTACCGCCACTGTGCTTGTTGTAGGAGGCGCGGGCGCAATGTGCAGCAGACATCTTGAGCAAGTCTTCCAAGGTGTGATTCAACCTTTCCAACGTGCTGATGTAAGGTAAGTGCCACTCTCCGCCTTTTAGTAAAGTGGGTTCAGAGTCCTGCATGGCTTGCCGCATTAGATTAGCGAGGTGTCTTATCTCGGGTTGGGCGGCGTGGTGGCAGCGCAACTCAAAGAAGTTGTCCCACTCTGTCGAGGTCAGCACCACATTGATATGTTGGAAGGGTTCCAGGATTCGGTTGGTGACTTGCTTATGCAAACCAATCTTGCTGAGGGACCAAGCAAAAGCCACCGCAAACTTGCTGGTGGTGAGCCAGATAAACTTGGCAAGCCATTCTTTCCGGTCTGAAAGTAACCTTGTCGCCTGCATCCCTGCTTGATTGGCTCCCCATACGATAGGCATTGCCGGTTGGTTCCAAACCTGCTTGATCATGGTTTTAACCGGGATCGCTCGACTAGAGGAGGCGTTGCGTGAAAAAACTCTGTGTGTCATTAATTCACTATGTATAAACCGAGGATACTTCAACTGAAAGGTGGTGATTCGTTTGCCGGCCAAACTGATTGAGTCTGCGACAACATCTACGGTGAAGTTTTGGTAAGGTTGCATATTAGTCTGCCTTTAAGAGAAATTTGTTTGAAATGGCTTTGAATGAGAACAGGCCGTTTAACTGCCGGAATACCACACCCTCTCTTTCCTTGTGGTTTAGGGAAGGTCCTTCTGCATAGGCTAGGGCTTGCGTGACACTGGAAATCTCATCTGTGCTGTGAGAAAGAACCGGGACGTGATTAAACCCTAATGCCTTACAGAACTCCCAGACTTTACCTGGTGGTGTGTGACGTTGTAAGTCTATGTCCCAAATATCAAATACGTAGAACTTGAACTCAAGGAGGTTCTCCCGGTTACCTTGAATACCCGGACCCATCAACTCACCTTGCAAGGAGAAGCCCTCGAATAGGTCAGCGTGGTGTCCCACCTCATCAATCAATTTCTTGGCAACCTCCACAAAGGTGTTTCCTTCCTGGTCCATCTTGAGGTCAATGTTTCTTGAGCACACGCCCCACTCTCCGTTGCGCCGGTAAATCTGCATAGAGGAACCATCTAGTTTCATGGTAATGTGGTAGGGTTGGTCCCAGTCAATCTTACCGGCTAAGTTCTGCACTCGTTCTTGGTCAGTTCTGCGCAAGAAGCTGGGCAGCGTACCTCTTGCCACCCCTTGCAGTTGGGTTGGGAGGGGGGCCTCCCACTTCTGAATACCTAGAAGGGTTGTCAGGTCTTCGCCCTCTAACCAGGCCCTAGAAGCGCCAACTTGCTCAAAGGACAGCAGCAAGCCTTGACTTAAGCAGCCCTTCAACTTAACGGTGCGGAGCCGTTCACCCTTGACACCGTTGAACTCGCGCGGCTCTTTTCCTTTTGATAGGAAGGGAGCCAAGGTGTTAGGGACCCATGAATCTAACTCAAAAAATATCGCAAGCTCGCCGGCTTTGAACTCCCCCTTCTTGACTACCACTTGCCAGCCGTCTACCTTCGCACAGACGATAGCATCGGCCCCCTCAATGTCTGACACCTCACTAATACGTCTTACTGAAGCTAGTTTCCGTGTTACGTCCATCTTTACTCTCCAATCAAAATAAGGTTATCTGAAATAGCGCTGCTGGCCTCTTCATGCGTAACCAACAGGATTTGGCTAAAGCCACATCCTTGCAAGAAGCCAAGCAAGGTGGCTGAACGTCCCTCATCTAAGGCGGCTGCCGGCTCATCCAGAACCATGAAACTTGCACTGGGTAGGAAGGTCTTGATCAAGGCGATCCGCAGGGCTACGCCAAGAACGTCTTTGGTCGAACCACTCAAGCCGGTGATGCTGTGTCCGTTGACCTTGAAGCCGTCTTTGTCCCGGCTGAGTTCACTGACTTCGCCGCGCAGGGTGCTGAAAAACACGCTGACTGCCCCGAGGACGGAGGCCCAAAGTTTGTCGGCAATGATTGGCCTAGCCGCCCGCACCTTTTTCAACAGCGTGTTGTTGAACAACACGGCTGCCAAGGTCTCTTGCTCTTGCTTCACCCGAGCTGAGGCGCTGTCGTAGGCTTGCTGAGCGGCTTGATAGTCTCGCTGCGCTTGTTCGTGCCGTATATCAAGTACCGTTTGTTGGTACTTGAGTGCTTCAAGTTTGTTTTCCACGCCGGCAAACATGCGGGCAGCGGCGTTGGCAGACGTACTAAGGTGTTCGAGTTCACCCTCTGCTACCGGAGGGATGGTGGCGATTTGGGCGTTCAAGGTATCGAGCTTGCCTTGGAGAACCTCAATCTCCTTGCTGAGCAGGGAGACGTTAATTTCCGCTCGGGTGCGTTGAGCAATGTCCCACTTGGTTTCCTTGATTCGAGCCTGAATTGAGTCAATGTCAGGTGGGTTATTAGGAATCTCTCCTATCCAGCTAACCGCTACAGGTAAGACCCCTTGGGCCTGAGTTGTGAAGGGTTCAAGTTTCCGTAGGAGATCCTCTTCCCCTTCCACAAACCGGAGCAGGGCTTTCTGGGCTTTCTGGGTTTCCGTATGACCCGCAAGGTCAATCTGCTGCAGGTCTAAAATGCAGCGCTCGATCTCTAGTTGCAGGGCTTCGTTCTTCTGAGCGACGCCCGGAAACTGGGAGACATCTTGATTACAGAACCCACACACACTTGAGGTGGTGAGCCGAGACTTCAGCAACGCGATCTGATGCCGGAGTGCTTGCTCCTGACTGGTCAGGAGGTCAATCAACGCTTGCCGGTCCTCGATTGCGGTACGTAGCTCATACACAGTACCCTGCCAGTGTTGGTCAGTGGTTTTACGTGACTTGAAAAGCTGGTATGCCGCTACTCGTTGGTCATAGTCCTTACTGGCTTGCAGCTCATGCTCTAACTCGCTGAGGCGAGCGGAGAAGTCGTAGACCGGGGAATTGAGCGTATTCAAAGCCTGCTGGTGGTTGTATTCTGCCCGCGTCAAGTCCCCTTGCCTGCTGGTCTTTATGTCAAGGAGTCTGTTGATCTCCTCCGTCCGTTTCTGTAAATTGATCAACTGAACTTGAAATTCCGCCGCCTTAGTTTGGAAGCCAGGCAGTGATTCAGCAAGTTGCTGCCGCTCGGCCAGTAGTGCTTGGCTGTCTGCTTGGTACTTGTCAACATCAACCGGTGTGGGGACTGGCAACGCAGCCAAGGCTTCCTGCGCTCTATCTAAGGACTTCTCTGCTTGGCCTGGGTTGCCAATAAGTAGCTTGTTGGAAGCGGCGTCCAGAATCTGGTTGAACAGGTCGAACCCACCTAAGTCCTCAATCAACTCCGCCAAGGCTTTCGGACCTTGCTCCAAAGCTCCCCGCAAATTCCCCTGCGTGGCAAGTGGGAGCAAGGTCGCCAAGTTGGCATCCATTCCGAGTAGCTCGCTGGCAAAGCGGGTGCATTCGGTTTGGCCGGTGACAAAGACCTGACCGTCACGCCTAACTTCTGCCCCCGACCAGCCGCGTTGGAAGGTGTAGGTTTGGTGTTCAATCTGAATGTCCAGACACGTTGACAGGCTGCTGACTGGGTGGCCGTAGGTGACCGTTTCATTCAGGTTATCCTGCAGGGCTCGACTTCCAAACAAAGCATAAGCAATTCCCTCTAGCAGCGAGGACTTGCCGCCTTCGTTGGGAGCCCGGATTACATTTAACCCGTCAGTAAATTCAACGGTGAGGGCTTGGTGTTTCTTAAAGTTTTTCAATTCAATTCGTTTGATCATGGTAGGAGTCCTTTTAATGTTTGTACTTCTTTTTCATCCAGCATCTCATAGAGGGCAGTCAGCACATCAAAGGTCTTGACTTGCTCATTGGTGAGGCTGGCTAAGCTATCTAGCCCGTTAATCCCTTCAATCTGTACGGCATTGCTGATCACATAGGCATTATGATGACTACGCAAGGTGGCGATCTGTTTGACCACCTCACCGGCCTCCGCTGCAGTCGCGGTTCCGATAACCCGGACAAACGCTGCGGCGTCTAAAGCAGCCAAGTCCCGCCAGTCAATCTCCTTGTATTCCTGGCTGTACCAGGTGACCACCTTGTTGCTCAGGATGGTGTCGTCGTACAGGTAGAGGGCGTGCTTGTCCTTTTTGTCCAGACAATCCGAGATCGAGGTGGGTACCGGGCAGCCTACGATGGTGCGTCGGTAGTCTCCACTTTGCAGGTCGCGGCTGTGGTGTTCATGGCCGAAAACCAGATGGCAGTTCAAGCGGTGCAGGAAAGACTTGCTGATATTCAAGCTGTGGTCACTGTGCTCGGTGTAGCCGTTGTCGTAGTTGCAGTGCAGAAGAAGCACCCCACCGGTGCAGGTGGTGACGGCTTTCTCCAACTCAGCGTCAAATAACGCTTGGTTGGGCATGTGGGGAATTACCCAAAGTGGATTATCTAGTTGGGTGAGTCCTTCTCCGGCAGCTACCACCGTGATGTCTGGAAAGCGACTCTTCAAGACGGCAGCCGTCAGCTCAAAGGCGCTCATCTTGTCGCCTTTGGGGCTGTGGTCATGGTTGCCTGCACACAAGGTGAGGCGGTTGCTTCCATGCCTGAGGTATTTGGAAAATATCTCAATGGTGGTGAGAATGTCTCGTAGCTCTACGTTAAAGCCATCGTACAGATCACCGTTGATAATAACGGAGGTGTGGTTGTACAATAAATTCCGTAAAGTGACAAACTGTAGTTGCTTGAGGGCTTGTTGAGATTCCAGCGTGGTGCCGCTAACTCTGCGCACACCTAAGTGGAGGTCGTTGGTAATGAGGACACCCATTATGATTTCTCCTTGATTAAGTCGTTGGTGTTGCGTAGGGATACAAAGGTTGGAAAGCGGGGTTTGTCTTTAATACCTTTAGGGAACAACTTGAACTTGATGGTGCGGCCTATCAGCAAGTGTGGGTTGCGTAAGTAGTGGCCGCGTTCTTCGTGCGTCATATTGCCGGGGCTCACCTTGATCTTGACTCCTGCATCAAGGAGGTGTTTACCGGATACGGGGTCGAAGACATCCTTGCTGAGGGTGCAGACCAGGTTGCCCAGCAAGCCGTTGGGCTTGAGGTTGTTCTGGTGGCTGCTGCGCTCGGTGTACCCCAGCTCATTGGTCTTGGCCTCGTTCAAGTTGGTGGTACCTTCAACCAAGCTCACCACTTCCGCATCTTCTTCAATGAATCGCTTGATGCGGAGTAACCCTCCCTCCTTCACCGTGGAGCGCCCTTGTTTGTAGAGTCCGTTGGGGTCTCGCAGAATCACGCCTTCATAACCTGACTCCAAGATCGTTTCTTCCAGCGCTAACACTTCATCCATATTAAAACAGATGACGCTGGGGACCCTCACCAAATGGTTGGCTAGTGGGTGGTCGATCTCATGGAGATATTGCAGACGATTTTCCAATCTTAGCAGACGTGTGTGGTAGGGCAGGTACTGTGTATCTGAGGTGAAGTAATCAAATATGTGCCAGAAAACCTCAGGGCTACCCTCAATTGTAGACAGGGCGCTGCTGGTGAGGCTGCACAGGTTTTCGTCGGTGACACCGCCCACCGCCATCTCACCATCCAGGCCCATCAATTTGATGTCGCTGAATCGCTCGGTGGTGGCCTTGTTCTTGTGCTTCTTCAAGCTGCGCCCGGTGAGTTGGCCGGTGAAGTTGATGCTACGCACGCCGTCGATCTTGGGTTGTACCATAACGGGGAATTTGACTTTTTTGGCTTCAAAGTCACTAGCTAACATGGGTTTGATAACGGGGTTCATTTGGATTCCTTGGTTTGGTTAAAAACAGTACTTAATGCACTTTCTGGTGTTAGGTGCTGCGTGACATCTTTCAAGCTCCATGAGGGGGCTGCGCTGTCTGTAAAAAATTCAGGGGGACAGAGCAGCCACCGATCAAGTTTTGTTTGGTAGACGAGGACAAGGTAGGGCATTCCTGCAAGGTGGAATTTCTTCAGGCTGGGCAGTTGCTTGACCTTGTCGCGGGCTAGGCGCATCGAGGCGGTTTCTTTTACCTCTAGCCAGTGGGGACCTTCCGGTGCAGTGCTAACAATGAAGTCCGCCACTTGTGCGGCGAGACGGCCTCCTGCAGCTCGGGCATCGGGCATCCGCTGGTAAGCAAACTTGCTGGAGATGTTCCACATCTTAAATAAACTATCGACTTCTTTCTCTGCGCTCTTACCGCGCATTCCTACTGTGCTCATGGGACTCCTTGGGTTGGTGCAATATGGGTCTGGATGTGGGGTTTTGTCAATTACTGCCTGTACTCTCTAAGCGCTCTCTTCAGCGTCAGATTAAGTCTGTGTACTTCTTCAAGTATCGGTGGTGCGGATTTAGGGAGGCCACAACTCTCAAGGTATTTTCTGGGGGCTGCGGTACGGTACGCTTTCCGCCCCACAGCCACCTTCTCCTTGTTGGCTTCACAGTACGCTTTCCACCGTGCAGCCGCCTTCTCCTTGTTGGCTTCACGGTACGCTTTCTGCCCTGTAGCCACCTTCTCCTTGTTGGCCTCACGGTACGCTTTCCACCGTGCAGCCACCTTCTCCTTGTTGGCTTCACGCCACGCTTTCAGCCCCACAGCCACCTTCTCCTTGTTGGCTTCACGGTACGCTTTCTTCTGTGCAGCTATCTCCTCCTTGTTGGCTTCATACCACGCTTTATTCCTTGCAGCTACCTCCTCCTTGTTAGCTTCATACCACGCTTTATACCCTGCAGCCACCTTCTCCTTGTTGGCTTCACGGTACGCTTTCTGCCCTGTAGCCACCTTCTCCTTGTTGGCTTCACGGTACGCTTTCTTCTGTGCAGCTATCTCCTCCTTGTTGGCTTCACGGTACGCTTTCTTCTGTGCAGCTTTCTTCTCCTTCCACACCTTCTCTTCTTCCGCAGCCATATTCTTTGGTTTGCTCATTACACGCTCCACAATTTAACACCAGAACAATAATAGTCCTGGTGTTTAGTTTTGTCAATTACTGTGCAATAGCCTGATCAATAACTCTACTTTCAAGTCTCTGATTCTGTCTGATAGTGATGCTTCGCTTTGTACCCTGCGAAGTACCTTCCCTGATAAAATCAATGCAAGGTTCTTCGTTTCGCATTTCATAGTACTTTAGCTCAGTATTCACAGAGGAAATAATCTTTGATACCGTATAGGCAACTACTTGCCCTAGGCGGTAATCGACATCCCCGTTGTGTAACTTTTTCACGCTATCAATTAAAATATCACGGACTTCTACAATGTTTGACATACAATTCCTTTAGGGTTTAAGTTAATTACTGCTTGTACTTTAACACCAGAACAATAATAGTCCTGGTGTTTGATTTTGTCTAATTCGACACAGCCTACGCTGCCTTCTTTTCGGCCTCTGGTACCAATTGACGCACAGCTTGCAGGTTCCATTTAAGGTTGTAACCTGACTTGTTGCCGACTTGCCAGTGATGACGGATGCAGAACTTGGCTCCCTTTGCGGTCGGTGTCCAAACGCCGTCAACACGCTCTTGCAAGCCTACTGCCTCCAGTGCGGGGTTGATCTTGTTGCGGCTGTAACCCAGTGCAGCACCTAACTCAGTGGGCTCAAGCATAACCTCCTCCGCTTGAATGTCGTTTTGAGCAGGTGCGAGTAGCAGGAAGGGAGAGAAGTCTACGCCAGTAGTCAGGCGGACCTGCTTGATTGACTCGGTTTGGGCAAGGTGGGTAGGTACTGCAAGTAGCTTGGCAACATCCAGAAAGCACTCAAGCGAGACCTTGGCTTGCTGAACAGGGAGCATAGGTTCGGCAGGGGTACGTGACTGCTGAACTGCAGGTGATACATACGAACCAGTCTTGCGGATAGTCGGCAGTATCTCTTCAAACACCAAACGCTCAAATGCTTGAGCAGCAGGCAATGTACTGCCAACCATCAGGCGCATAACATCAGGCTCAGTCAAGACTCGTAACTGCTGCATTCCACCTGTTGTTTGAAGGGGATAACGAATCGTTACCCCCTTACAATGGTCGTTCATCGCTTTACTCGGGTTGGCGTAGCCAAGTGCCTCGCAGATGTCTTTTCCCACAAATAACGGTTCCCCGTTTTCATCAGTTACAACACGGATAGCTACATTTTCAAACTGGAACGGCATAACTTCATTCATTTGTATTTCCTTTCAATTTTGGGCCAACTGCCAGTACCCTCATCTCGTTAGAGAAGTTGGACGACCGGACAAGGTACCGGCAGGGTACTGGCAGTTGACCACCTTGTTTTAGCGAATTGCTCGCTGGGATAGCACGTCCAAGTGCTAGGAACGATAATAGTCCTAGCACTTGGAAATGTCAAACAAGATTAAAACAACTTCGCTACCGTTTCCCCTATCAACTCAGGGTCAGCTACCTCACCAATCTCGATCAGATCCCCGAAACTGCGCCCGATGCCGATAGACGATGCGGAAGGCATCAACGACATAAACTGCGCACACATCATCTGATGCACTAAAGGAATCACTTCCTTGGCATCTTTACGACCTACGGAGAACACTAGCTCGTCATGTACCGGCCAATAAAAGCGGAAATCATAGTCATCCAGCAGGTTACTGTCCCACACTCTGCACATGATAGTGCGGATTTGGTTTCCACCCGCACCTTGAATACAAGCGTTGCTGGCTTGCCGCAATGCCTTGGCTTTCTCCCACTTATTCTCCGAGTTAATGACGGACTGCAAGTGGCGGCGGGTGCCTCCGATCAGCTTGACCCAACCGTGCTTCTTGGCAAAGCGCTCCACTTGCGCTTTCCACTTGTTGACGCCAGGGAAGGCGCGATCAAGTGCGTCGAGGAAGCCTTGAGCCACCTCCTCCTCAACGCCGAGCTTGAGCGCGATGGTGGGAGCCATGCTGCCGTAAGCCGAAGCAAAGAATGTGGTCTTGCCGTAGTTGCGGATGTCGTTCGCGGGCTTGGAGATGGCCTTGTCGGGTGAAGTGTACTCAGCACGGAACGCCTCGTAGCTCACGCCTTTGATCATGGCAGCGGTGAAGCTGTGCAGGTCTTTCTTGTCCTCACCGATATACGCTGACAGCATATTGCTGTCGCGGCTCTCCTCAGCCAGCAGGCGAATCTCTTGCCCTGCCAAGTCGCAGGACACCACCACCGCTTGGTCATGGTGCGCCAGGATGACCGAACGCACGCCCTCCCCTTGTTCCAGTTGCTGAATGTTGGGGGCGCTGGAGGAGTGGCGGCGGGTGTTGGTGGAGCACTGACGTAAGGAGGGGTGGATCATGCCGGTCTGCCAATGCACAAAGTCTGGGTAAGGTTTCCAGTACAGTCCCTGCCGTGTTTTGATGGACTTCATCTCAGTTAAAGCAGACAGCACCGCCTTGACTTGACCTTGCGCGTCACCCATTTTAAGTGCCAAGCTCATGGCATCGTCATCCGCTTTTGGGTTTCCCTCGTAGATACCGGCCTTGCGCATGGTGTCCGTTGCTTTGTTACGCAAGCGGATGGGAAGACCCATCGTGTCGTAAAGCAAGTGGGTGAGCTGCTTTGGGCTGCCGACATTGAAGTCAGGCTTGCCGGTGTAACTCCGCTCCACCATGGCTTGAATGGCCCTAATGTCATGGGTGCGGATAGCCTCGGCCAACAGCTCGGACTCTTGCATACCCATCTCGGAAATTTCCTCAGCCAGCAAGTCGAGCTTGCGCTTGCGACTCTCTAAGGGTACACCTAATACCGTGGGCACCACCTCTTTCAATACGGCGGGGGTGATCTCGGTAATCTGCGGGCATTGGGTACCTTCCCAACCTACATCTATCAGGTATTGGTTGAGAGTGACTTCGTGATTGACATAGGTTGCTTCATCGGCGTGCTTCAGTACGTTGAGGCGGTCTTGGTCAATTCGGTTACCTTGCACATAGGATAAGGCACTCAGATACATGGGCTTTTGCTCAATGGCAAAGAAGGCAGGCAAGGTGTCTTCAATCTCCATGATCTGGCGGAAGAAGTTCCACAACCCTGCACAGGTATACACGTCATCGACACCGTAGGCGACCACTTCTAGCCCGGTCAAGTCGTTCATCTTGACTTGCTGTCCGTTCTTGGTGGTGACCTCTTCATAGGTGACTTGTTCGTAACCAATAAGCTGCTTGGTTAAGGGTTTCAGGCCATGCTTGGTATTCTCGTCCCAGTAGGTGGCAGCAATACGGGTGTCAATCATGTTGGGGAAGAAACCTCGCCAGCCATTGCCTTTCCACGTCCTACCGAAGGCGTTGTACAGTACGGGTAGTTCAAACCCGGCTGCATTGTGAGCCAAGGTGATGCGGTCGCTGGGCAACAACGTCAGCAAGTCATCGAGTTGCTCAATCGATATATTGTTGGTTTCTGCATGGTCCACGCTGATGTAGAAGGCGTGTTGCAGGTTGTCGCCAAAGCAGATGCCGCAGCCCACAATGGTGGAGGCGATTACGTCTACCCGGTTGGTCTTACCTTGCATCGCCAACCAGATGTCGGCATCGTCGGGCACGGTGGTCTCAAGGTCGAGAGCAAAGTAGGGAGTCTCTTCAATTTTCTCCTGCAAAAACTTGACCGACTCTGCGTAGTTTTGCTCCGTCACCAACCGGCTTTGCGCACACCATTGCTGCAGTCGGTCGTCGTTGATCTCGGAGAAAGGTTGCACCATGCCAACGCGCCACTGCAGCGGGCTCTCCAACGTGTTGACGTTTTGGGGGTAGAGTTTGGCGACTTTCCAGCACGCCAGTACGGTCTCTTCCGCGTCAAGAATCTTTTGCAGTGGTTTGAAGCTGGTGACATCTTCACACAGGGGGCTCAGTGTTTCAGCCTCCAGCAAGCCAATCATGGCATCTAGTCCAGTCTCTCCAAATTCGTCCAGCAAGCCTTTGAACGCCACCTTGCCAAATCCCTTTGCGCCGGGGTACCCATCCGAGGAGTCTCCAACTAAGGCTTTGTACAAGGTGATGTACTTATGTTTGAAGTCTCCGTAGGGGTTGTCGTCGGTCCCTTCGTCTCGTAACAGGTGGGTGCCGTTTCCAATCAAGACGGAGAGGTCATTGTCAGCGGAGTAAATCATTTTCTCGCCGTCCAGAGTCTTGCTCAAGTAGGCAATGACATCATCCGCTTCTACGCCATGCTGGGTGACGGAGTTGGCCCCCAGCTTGCACAGCACGTCAATCAGTTTGGCTTTCAGTTTGTTGAATTCTTCGTACTGGCCGGGGACCCGCTTGCTTCGGTTGGCTTTGTAAGTGGGGAGCATTTTGGTGCGCAGCGACTTGGACTCCATTCCCTCTTCCACCAGGATCAAGTCCTTTGGAGTGAGGAACAGCCGGTTCATGGTTGAGACCAATCGGGTAATACATCTCTCATAACCGTAACCTGCGCTGTTGTAAGCGACGATTTTGTCGTCTACCTGTACGGTGATTTCATTCTCTACGTCACGTCCAGCCAAGAGTCCGGTCCAGATTAGTGAGGATAGGTCTACAAGCATTCTCATTTTGATTTCCTTCATTTTGATTGAGTTTGAGCACCTTGGCCGCAGCCAAGGTGAAGTGGCATTTAATATGAATCCAGATATGAAATAATGTCAGAACTTTTGGCTAAACAAGTGCTCCACCAAGGTGGCTGCCAGCCTTGTCAAATCTCCAATTGATCCGGTATTCAGGAGGTTGATGTCTTTTTCATGAAAGGCAATACCATTTTCAGAGACGTGAGCATTCACCGGCGCGACACCGGGCCGGGTGAGGTGGATGATGGTTCCACCTTGCTCACGTACCCAGACCGCTTCGTCTTCAAACCGGACATCAGTGATGTAGATCGGGGTATCAGGCGGAAGAAGAGCGAGACGCTGTTCCAGACGCTTGACCCATATATCGGACCCTGCCCAAGTCTTGAGCTCACTAAACTTCTGGAACATTTGGCGAGGCGAGAGACCCCATCTTGGGTCAATTTGTTCTTTCTCTTCACGCTCCCCCGTCTGAGCCTCACTCAGGTTAAAAACAACCTGACACGCCAACTTGATCGGGTCGGCAAAGGCGAGTGACACACCGCCTGTTTGTTCCCACATTAAAGAAGCCAGAGTGTCTTTTCCTACTCCGGCTTTACCGGTTATTGCTATCAACATGTTAAAGTAAATCCTTTATAATTTCATTAAGCATTGCTTGGTGAGACACACTCTCAAGAGTGTCGGATAAGGCTAGGTAAGCCTGGAACTTTTCATTAAACTCCTCTTTAGATAGGTAGAGTGGGACTAAGTACCGTGATAAGTTGTCTATGGGTGTGGGTATATTATCAATCATTTCTTGACAATTTTGCACTACTAACCGACTTATTTTGCGTAACCCCACTTCCGCCTCATCATTCACATCTCCGTTGATCAGATGATCGAAGAAGGTGTAGGGCCGCTCAAACACCCGTGTGGCAGCCATTAGACCTAATACGGCTTCCATTTTCTCCTGAATTTCAGCGATAGGTTGGCGTCGGATTTTACGCTTTAGCGCGTAAGCCCAATCTCCTTGTACAGCGACGACTTTTGGCTTAAGCAGAAGGTCGTCAAACCGGACAATATCACCAGCCCAAACAGGGTCATAGCCGGGTAACGTCGCAAACCCGTCTATAAAACCAAGCGGCTCGTAACCGGGCAGAAATAAATCCCGATCAGTAATCACTAAAGGTTGGCGGAGCGTGCGTCGGGTATGGTAGAAGGCAAGGGAAACAAGGTAGATCGGCTGGGATAAATCCCAATTATGTGGGTTGAAGTAGGATTTTTCGCTTCGTATCCCTAACTTGCTGATGACTTGCTGTAAGGCGCTCCGGACGGGTTCGCGGAGATAGAACTTTGTGTGCATTGCAAACTCAAGAGCTTCTTTGGCTTCCTTTGAGTTCTGGTAGCTGACGGTCATTAGAAGGTCGTCATAACAGACTCCCCCGCAGCCTCCGCCTATCAAGGGAGGTAATTCGACTTCAACTTGCAGTTTCCGCCTGCCTTGCTCTGCGTCCTGTTTGTCTGGCATGGGAAAGTATTTGAGAAATTCGGTTCGTATGGCAAGTTCTTTCCATCTGAGCATTCTGAGTCCTTTCTAAAAATTTTGTCACAATTGAAAGAGGCAACCGAAGTTGCCTCTTTTTTACAGCTCACTACCTGTGACGAATCAGGCGGCAGCTTGTTCTGGATTGCCCATCTGTGCAGCCTTGCTCTCCAGGTACTGGTCCCACTTGGAGATCAGATCAAGCACGCGCTTGATGCCGGGGTTACGCTTGATTTTGCCTTCAGTCTTTCCTGGGACGGTCAGCGGAATGCCAGCAAAAGCACAGAAGCCGTCGATCTCGGCACGCAGGCCAAGTGTGGATTCGTAGGCGTTAGCGTCAGCCTCGTTGCTGAACTTCTTGCCGTCAGAGGTGGTGAAGATTTTGGTTTCGGTTACAACAATAGCCATGATATTTCCTTAAAGATTAAAAGTAGTTACAAAAGTGTGACGCAAGTTATCGTCCATGTTGGTCATGTTTCCCATGGCCCACCGGACGTAAGAAAGGGGGAGATCCTGTATTGGAACGCCCTTGTGCTTCCCAAATGGCATTTTCTTAACCAATGTGGGAAGCTGGTTTAACTGAAACAACTCTGACACGCTGCTATTCGTGTCTAAGCACATCAAGCGCAGCAGGTTCAACGTAACTTCTACGTCGCCTGCTGCGCTGTGCGCCTCGCCACCTTGCAAGCCAAAGTTCTCCCGCAGCGTTTGCAGCTTGTGGTTGGGAGCTTCGGGATACAAGTTGCGAGCCAACTTCAAGGTGCAGAGCGTGCCTTGGATGTTCGCGATTCTTTTGAAAAAGCGCACATCAAAGGGGGCATTGTGAGCAATCAACACAACCTCGCAACCTTGAAGCGGACTACCCAAGTCTGCATGAAATACGTCGAGTGTAGGACAGGCGGCTACATCCGAATCAAAGATGCCGTGGACCGCTGAGGCTTGCGGAGGAATCGCTTTGCCTGGATTGATCCTCGAATACACCTTGCTCAGTATATTCAGGCTGTCATCCACTTTGGTCCATGCAATCTCTACCACACCATCCATGTGGCCTAATCCGGTGGTCTCTACGTCGCCTACAATCAATTTCATGCTCTTGGGCCTAATAGGTTAAGGGTTAAGCGGCTTGTTCAAACTGTGGGCCGCTGCGTAACGCCGACTTACCTGTCGGGACGTATTCCGGTTTGTTTGCCGTGAAGGCGGCATCGTCATTTGAGGCCGAATCATCTTCCTCGTCTGAGTCAAAGCCGTTAAAGGCAGTTTCTGCGGAGGTCTGCGAGGTAAGTTTGACACCATGCTTACGGAACAGAACTTTATTAAATCCTACGGAGACGCCGGCCTTAATACGGCGAGCCTTGTCTTCATCATAAGCATAAACACTAAGCTCCACTGCCACATAACAGCCTGCGTAGATGACGCCATCTTTTTCCTCCACCGCATGGATAACCCCTTCACGCCGTACATAAGTCGCCGGACGTGCTAGCGGTTTACCTTTTGCTGAGACTGTGTTCGCTTTGGCATTGATGAAGTATTTGCCGTAGCTATGCTCAAACTCCGGGTCTTCTCCTTTCCGGACCGCCCAGTTTTGCATCCCTGCGGGGATTTTGGTTCCCCACTTCTCCAGGATTGCGGCTTCCACCGCTTTCTCCAACTTGGCCTCTTCGCCATCATCCAGGGCGAGCGTCAAGGTGTATTGCATCTTGCCTTGATCGTTAGTCTCTTTGGGTGTGAAGAGTGCGCCACCTAAGAAGCGACCGGCAACCGTGATGTTTGTTGTATTTGACATTTTCATTTCCTTTTCTGTTCAATTTAAGCCGATGTGCGGAATGCACGATAAGATATTAGTCCTGCTGTTTCATTTTGTCAAACAAAGTGCGGTAGTAATTACTCCTTTTTTAGTTGCGATGTTGAAGAACTGTCTTCCATAGCCTCTTTGCGGCCTCTGAAGTACTGCACACCCTCTTTGTCGAGGTACTTGTGTGCAAAGCGATAGACATCAATGTTTGGATCGGTCCGTAGCGTTGGGTTATCCAGCACATGCTCCGTCATCAAGCCGGGGTAAGACTGCATCCCGGCCTTAAACGCATCGACATTATCGTAGAGCGACTCCAAGCCCATCGTGCGCTGATACCGTACATACTTGTTGTACACGGCGTTCATGTGCAGATCGACATGATGTGGGCCTACCGTGTAATCCACTCCTTCTTCCAGCTTCGAGAAGTGATCTTCCAGGCACGACATCAAAGCCAGTGAGCTCATCACTTTGGAGGCTTCTTGCTTGGTGCGGCCCTTGTTTGCGCCCTTGCCGATGCTGGACATCACGGTGTCTTTCAATTCGTTGATACGGTCTGTGTAGCGCCCATCAAACACCTCATCAAGCACTGCACCAATAAAGGTGAGGCCAAGCAGCACCACGGCGAAGTTGTGGATGGGTCGGTCATAAGAGTCAATCGACCCGGTAGCACAGAGGACTTTCTCAGTGATCTCCTCTTTAGAGACATCCAGCGCACGCTTGATTTCTTTTAGCTCCGTCTTGTAGAGCGCGATCTCTAACATCGAACGCCCCAATTTTGGAAGGAAGTGCGAGTTGTTGAACACATGCTTGTAACTCGCTGTCTTGTCTCCACCATTACCGCGTGTCTCTGCGGTGATGGCGACTGAGATCATGCGGTGAGTGAGTGAGGTAGTTGTCTCTGCCCCCTCACCAATCAAGACGATGGGGGCGGCATTAGCATACGAAACCACATGTACATCTCGGTTTCCTGCTGACCCTCGCAAGGTCCCACGGCGAATTTGCACACCGGTGTAGTTGTTGTTCAAGATGGTGGTCCGGATCAAGTCCACACGTTCCTTACGCATCGAGCGTGGCTTGAATTCGTCAAGGATGAGCGGGAGACTTGCCGATCCAGCTACCGCTGCGATCAGCGGGTAGTCTGTGCCCCCACTGGCTTGCGTCTTGGGTGGGACGGTATGGTAGTAAAATAGCTTGTTCAGCAAGTCGGTGGTCTTCGATTTGCCTGCTCCTGCAGGTCCATAGACGTGCAGGAAGGGGAACTCCTCCGTCACCTCTCGAATAAGCTGGGAAATAAACGCGGCACTGTACCAGCCCAACATCAGGGCGACGTTGCGTGCTGAGTTGATGTTGAAGAAGTGATCGAAAAACTCCCGCGACTCTGCGGTGTTTTCCAACATGGGGGCATGGTGGAGATCAGAACGATACCCGTTTGCATCCATATTTTGCTTCCAGCGGTAGCTCTTGCCCAGCCTAGACAAGACTTGATCGTGACTGGCCCAGATAATGTCGGTCTGCGGCGGCTTGCCCTTCTCAACGGGTACTCGAATAACGTCTAAACCTTCTCTTCCTGTTATGTACACATGACCTCCTGTGGTAATAGATGTACTTCTTAATAAATCTGCTAAGGCGGATATTTGACTGTCTGTGGCTTGTACACTGGCACTTGCCTTTTGCATGGACCAACCCTGAAAGGCTGCCTTGGAGAGTAGCCTGTCTATGGGGAGTTCCTTCACGCCAATAGAGACACCATTCTCAAACACCTCAAGTTCATAACTACATACTGCCTCATCGACTAGCGTCCTGAGTTGGACAGGCTGACCTAAACCCAGCACGGAGATACGCTCGTACTCGCCGTCCTTGCGCAGAAAAATACCGTTCTGGGTAACCCGTATTCCCTTGGTGATTGAGTCGTCCACGTCCGTCTTGCCTGCGGTGGCATCAAACTTCTTGGGGTCCAGCGGTGAGGACTTCCGCGCTTTCGTGGGGGCTGCTTTATGCTCCGTGCCTTCCTCGTCGTCAGGTTGCGACGTTTCATCGCTTTCGTATTCAGCAAAGCCGTCCAAATCCTGCTCTGGGAGGTCGCTGACACAACACGCTCGCACAGCTCCTGCAGAGTAAGAGTAGCCGGGATTGTCGGCAAAGTAACCATACATCCTGCGAATATCACCAATCCGCTTACTGTAGGTGTTGTAGCGGTAGCTATCTCCAACATGGTTTTGGCATAACCCTTCGGCTGCGGTAATCAAAGCCTCCTCGGTCATCCCTAACGCATGAGCTGCGATGGCAAGCTGGGTGGAAAGTTGGTTAAACCCGACTCCCGGCTTGACCTTCTCTCCGCTCAGAATACCCAACACCACGGGAGGCCACTCGCCGTTGTACTTTCTGCGTAACTCGTCGTTGGTTTTGACGTGATTCTTGCGCTGGCTAAATCGCTTGGTAAAGGTGTCTTTTGCCACCACAAACTTCAACGCCATGTTGACAGATAAGGTGGGCGGCTCGGGGTCTGGCAAGGTGCGCGGCTGTGCGCAAATCTCGTCGTATAACTCAGGGGTCATTGCTTCAGCTTCTTCTTCCGTGATTCGGACCTTGTACTTTCCATTAGGTCGTAACACGTTCTCTGTGCGCCACATTCTGCCGCGCCGAGCGGAATAAACCCGCAAGTCCAACGTAGGGACGTAGAGTTCTTGTGCAATCTCTTTGTAAATGAGCGGCAACATGACTACATCTTTATGCGCCTTCTTCTCGTTAAAGCAGGTGAAGGGGACTTCGATGTGGAACCCCTTCCCGCCGGTGGCGAACAACTTGCATTGGTCAAGTTGGATATTCAGGTCCCGCAGCTTGCCCATGAATACCTTGAACCCCTCGATGGATTCGCTAATATCCTTGGCATCAAAGTCTGCATAGAAAGGACCCCTGTACTTGATCTTGAAGATCTCATCCGAGGAGGGTTGGGCGTTTTCACTGAATGGGTTATCCAGATCAAGCACCGTTACAAACGCTGGGTTTTGCTCTGCTATAACCCTATCTCGCTCTATATCCAAGGAGAGTATCCAGGTTGTTTCAGGCTGGAGTTGATAGAAGAAATACATCGTCTTTTTCATTGAAAGCTCCTGGTGAATAATTTTGGATAGCTAACTGCTTACCCAGACACCAGGCTAAAGTCGATGTGTTCGTTTGGAAATAGGGCTTGCAGTTTGCGTTTTGTCTCAATGTGAACTGTCCCAGTCCCAGGATGAGACAGCGAGGGTTTATGCTGTGTTTTTAGCATGATGGGGTAGGACAGGGAGCGTGCTTCCTTTCCGTTTGTGGGCCACAATCCATATTGCACCATGGCGGCGGTGGCGGTGAACATGAACACCGGGTAGTCGAAAACGAGGCTGGGAATATGATCTATGATCTGTTTCTCGCCACTGTTGAGGTCCTCTACCAAGATGGTTGAACCCTCCTTTGAGGTGCATTCAAAGTCAATAACCTTAATGGCTCCTATGATGTTAGGGACAATTTTGTTCCCTTCCCGATTGACGGTCTCAAAGGCAACAAACACCCGATTATCAAAGGCTGCCTCCACTCGTAAATGGCGGTAAGACTGGTACAGCTTGCGCTCATCGGGGTCCATCTTGGCTACAAAATCACTAACGTCTTTGTCTACAAACTTAACTAATACAGTCTCTGACTTAAATTCATCTAACAATTCTAATTCCTTCTTAATAAGTTTAATGTAATTCAGCCTAGAATAGGCTGTTTTTGCGGCGGAACTAACAAATGTAGTCCTACCGTGAACTTCTGTCAAACTGCTCGACACCAAAAATCGCGTCACGCAGGTCTCGGTGGTTGCGCACCACCCTGCCAATGATCTGATCTTTCTCCAACAAATCATGAAACATGCTGACCACGCAAGTCTGCTCCGCTACGGCGATGCGGACGTTGACGGCGGACTTTTGACCTACCCGGTGTAGCCGTGCCACCGCTTGGTGAAAAGCGGCGGGAACGACCGGGATTTCCAGAAAGATCATGTCGCTGCAGACGTTTTGCAGGCTGTCAATGCCTACCCCACCTGCTTGGGTACTCATAATCAGCGCCTTACAGGAAGGGGTGTTGACAAAGTAGTCGATGGACTCTTGCTGCGATCCATGCGAGCCGCCCCAGATGAAGCGCACATCCTTGCCTTTCAGGCGCTCGGTCAACATTGCGTTGGTCATGCGGTAGTTGGTGAACACCACCAACTTGTCCGTCTCTTCAAGCATTTCATCCAGCACCTCCAAGCCTCGGCTGGTCTTGTCACCCTCCCCTGCAAAGTAGCCCCAATTGAGGATAATTTGCTGCAGGGCTTGATACAGCTTTTGCGCGGAAGTGGCGTCGAATTGACGATCCTCTCCGAGATCAAGAAGCTGTTCATTGGCTAACTTGGTGTAAAGTTTGTGGTGAGCACTATCTAGTTTGTAATAGATAGGTGTGTAGGTAACTTCAGGTAGGTCTCGTAGCACTTCCTCTTTTAAGATGCGAACCGCGTTGTAGCGCATGTGGGTGGCAAGTTCATTCATCTCTGCCCAGCGAGTGACTCGGCCAAAGTAGTCCCGCCCTGCCACATGACAGGCTTCAAAATGCTGGATGTTGCGGTAGATGTTGGCCCGCAAAATCTTGGTGTAGGCGTACACATCGTAGGGCGTTGAGATGGGCGTGCCTGACAGAAGCTGAATGCTTTTGTCGTGGCTAAACTCCAGGATGGCCTTGTAATTCTGGCTGGCTTTTTTCTTGATGACCGGGTTGCCCGCGTTCTTCACGCTTTGGGCTTCATCCAGAATTATGGAAAGGGGTTTTGTGAGTTTCTTGGTAACGTGGGCGTAGTCCTTTTTGAAAATTTGCAGCGACATCACAATGAAGGTGGGCACTTTCAAGTTGATCGTGCTGCGCTCCACTGGGGTGCCTTGGTAGGCCACGGTTTGGGTGTGCGGTATTTTGCTCAACCAGCGCACCCAGTTGGTGATCAGGATCGGTGGAACCAGGACTAATACCTGTTCCACCTCCCCCTTAGCCAGTTTGTAAAGGGCAATAGCCGTGGAGGTTGCGGTCTTGCCAATCCCCGCATCCATCCACAACCCTTGCGTGGGTAGGTCAGCAAGTTTGTCTACCGCTTCGACTTGGAATGGGTACAAGTCGAAGGGCATTTTGTACTTGCTATTCTTTACTGTCTCATACGGAGTCATTGAGAAGGGCAGCCAAGTTGGGCTTGAAGTAGCTGTCTGGCTTCAAGATCTTGCCATCTGGGCGCAGCTTGACCCCCTCTGGGGCGATCTTGCTCATGTTGCTGGCCTGTACCTCATTCCAGCAAGCCAGCGCCTTGTCGGGGCCGATTAGCGAGTTTAGCAAGCCGGCCAGAACGTAGATACTGTCGATGGCTCCGTCAACCAGCGGGACCAGCAAGTCATAAGGGTAGGCGCTGCTGTCTGTCACGTCTGAAATTGCAAGTCTGGAAACCAATTCCCGATACACATTCTCACCGATGGCTTGCTCGTCTTTCCCCATGCTCTCCAACCACTCAGAGAGTCGTTTATCATATTCTCCAATCGACTTGACGGCTATCGCCGTGCTGTTTTCGTAAGGCCCTTCAAACTCTCGCCAAGCTGGGAATAACTCATCATTAACCTCTTCATGGACTAAATCAATATAGAGTGAGGGGTTCGGGGCTTGTTTTGCATCTGACATGAATTTATATTGTTCGTGAAAAATACTCATTTTGTTTCCTTTGAAAATGGGCACTTAATGTGCCCAGTTAAATTAAGCGGCGTGTCGGCCAAAATTGTAATGAATGATATTCCCCTCGCGGCGAGGGAGATATAACGGATCGAGTTTGGCGGCATTTTCCAGCATATCCTCGAAGATCGGCTCGGCCATCTTGCTCTCTACTTCAGCGTAGGCACTGAGATAGGCTCGGACCAACTCAGAAGGTGTGCGGGGCTTGAGCGCAAACCAGTATTCCTTGTAGCCCAGCAAGTCGATTCCTTGCTCAAATCCGGAGAGTATTCCTATGCGTGTCGTATCATAATCTTTCCTTTCTTTCAGTTGATAATAAGGTTCAAAATTAAAGCCTAGATTAACCAGATTCCATGTGTTTTCATGGAACCCTATAAAAGGAGTGCCGGGACCTCGGCGTTTTTCTTCCTTGGTTTTATAGGTTAGGGCTAAATAGGTGTAGTCGATTGGGGGATGCTTGGCTATCTGCATTAGAATTCCTTTTAATTAAAGAGTAAATTATGAGTAAATTGAGTGTATCATTAATTTAGGTGTCTGTCATCTTACCTCCTTTTGGTTGTGTGGCAGGAACAATTAGAGTCCTGCCACACAATTTTGTCAAACAGCCAAAGCCATGCAGCGCTCACGCTCTGTGTAAGCCGCTTGAATAACGTCAGCTTTATTCATCACCCCCCAATTCGTGCGCAACTCCGCCGCTTGAATATAGCGGGTGAGGAGTTCAACCTGACTCAGGTTGTTTGCCCTAATATACTCAGGGGCAAATGACCCAATCCCTTTCAAATAAGCGATCTCGTCGGAGGTTTGCCGCTGTGCCGGTGGCTTTACCTTTTTTACAACTTGAGTCACTTCAACCACAGGGGTTTTAGGTTCAGGTTCCTTTTCCTCCTCTTGATAGACTTCCATGTAGAAGACATCAGCAGGGTCGAGTTTATCGTTAGATTTCACATACACCCCCTACGCAAGCTAAGGTTTGTGATCCCTCGGTGTTGTCCTCTTCTTCAGACAACTCTGACCAATCTATCGACTTTACTTCCTGCTCTACTAGCTGCTCATATCGCTCTTTGGTAATGTCCTCATAAGGCGCTTGCTGATATGTGTGGTCTGAGAAGGGAAGAAAACTCACACCGCTCATTTCATCAAAATGTTTATAAACCCAAGCTCCGACTTCAAGCCACTCGTCATCCTTAACACTCACTGTTACAGAGGGTTTATGCTCGCACCAGTGTCTTTGATACACTAACCATAGTTCAAGCTGCTCCAAGGCCGTCTTGTCCTTTCGACATACGGCTCCTGTCGGAGATTTCATAGCGAAGGAGAAGACAGCAGTAGAACCTGGCCGCATGAGGTCATCTCGAACATGAACTCCCTTGTCTGCTAGGAATTTATAAGCAGGGTCCTTTTTATCCATCCGAATTCTTCGGATGTAGTAAGGGTTATGTCGGGCATGGATTCCGCTAGCGGAGTCCACTAATTGCGATACGGTGCCACTCGGTTTTACGCAAGTGATTGCCGCAGATTCCGGAATTCCCAACTTCTCTGCCCATACCTTATTGACCTCTCTGGCGTAGTCTCTGAGATGCTCAAGAAGAGGTTTTAACATCTCATGGTTATGGTTAAGCAGGCTGTTATCCATAATCCCGGTGAGGGAGACACCCAGCAGCCTTTCATCTTGGGTGTTGTGCTTCCACTCCTCAGAGACAAAGTGGAAGTCCACCAAGGTGGATTGGATAGTTCCTAAGATTGTAGCCAGCTTGACCTTGCGCTCCAAGTCTTCTGGTAGGTCACCTTGACGCACAACAACTTCACTGAGGTTACAGAACTGTTTATCCCTTAGGATGATCTCGGAATTATGAACAAGAATTCCTCGACTCTCCACAGCTTTCTCATCGAAAGACTTAGTGATAATGTAGAAGTTTTCATTATCCTCTACTTGTAGGTCATAAATTTCCCGCTCTCCTAGAGAGGTTAGGGACACCACATGGACTGGGTCAGTTAGGTGGGTGTGGGACTTAACAACTACAGAGTTTATCTTTCTGTACTTGTTTTTAGCTGTATAGAACCTTGCTAGATCAACACCGACACTTTGAAGTACAGGCACATACTCACCCCGCGAGGTAGCCAGAGGGTGATCTCCAGTTGCCTCAAAAGTATCTCCGTTAGAGAGGGTGACACAATAAACTTCCTTCACTCCAGTGGGCTTGGCAATTGCAGTTTTTACCTCGGTCTTCCAGTGCTTGAAGATTCCTGACTCATTCTGCTGGTTTTTAGTGCGTGAAGAACGTGCAGAGTAGACAGGGAAGGGCTTGACCCCATTACTCTCCAAGGCAAGCTGCTTGATGGGTACTGCATTTCTGCCATCCGCCACCGCGACAAGTGTATCTCCGGTAAAACAGCACGGGTTGGTTCCGTAGTTTAGTGTGGGATTTCTCCTGTCCCACTTAGCCGCTTGTTTCTGGCTGGCTTCTCGATTGAAGATGCCTCGCTCGCCGGACTTGCTTTTGATCAGGGTGAGCCACTCTTCCATGAAGATTTCCATTTCTGGTTTCTCCGTGTAAGCTACTGAGTTGTTAGCCAAGCCACGCTGCGCGTTAGAGGTCCACCACTGACCCACTTTCGCTTCAGCCATCCGCCGATCAGATAAGTTACTAAGAGATATTAAGGCGCTTCTGCGTACACCTCCTACAACAACTACCTCGCCTATCTGACACATGAGGTCGTGGACCTCAATTGATTTGAGTTTGCGTCCTGCAGCTCCAGTAAGAATTTGGACTGTGAACTCAACTAATTTCCTTAATGGTTCGGGACCAGAAGCCCTTCCACCAAAAGTTTTAAGTCTAGCTCCTTCTTTTCTCACCTTGCTGTAGTCAACTCTGGGTATGTCGCCTTCCCACAAGGAAGAGATCAGCTTCTTGTAGGCTTTGGCCCACCCCAACTTGCTATCGGCGACTACGATGGTGTCTTCGACCTCTTTGAAAGAGGGTGGCAAACTAGGAAGATGCACGATCTCTTGTCGCTCACAAGAAAATCCAACCCCTGTCCCGTTCATCAGGATATACAACGCTTCACTAAAAGCTCGCTTGTTGTTCACCGCAAGGTAAGAGCAATTGTATGCGCTGATATTATCCACTTCGCAAGCGGGGCCTGCGGTCATCATCAACCGCATACTGGGCATGACTTCCTTGTGCAAAATAGCGTCACGTAGCTCTGTCTTACTGCCCTCATCCAACGCTACACCTACCTTTGAGTCTAGATACGTGATGAGGCGGTCTACCGTCTCATCCCAGTTTTCTCTCCGGTTCTCATTTTGTAGAAACCTTGCGTAGCGGGACTTGTGAATAATCTCAGAGTAAACCTGACTATTACCGCTCATCGTTCATCTCCTCGATCTCTACATCACTGAAGTCAAGTACCTCAACTCCTTCATCTTCTCTTTCAATTCTCTCCTCGCCAAGTAGGGCCAAGAGACCGTCTATGGACTCCTCTGCTATGTTAGAGGCCTCCCACAAGCGAGTGTACTGGTCATCTGCATCTTCAATGAACAGAGGTAAGGCAACCATCTCCTCATAGTCTGCCAACGCGGCATTCACCGCTTGTTCAAGCGTGGAATAGTTACACTCCGTCACTTCACCGAATTGTTTAATTGTTAAAACGATCATTTTACTTCCTTTGTGTTAGGAGCACAGAAATGTACTCAATTGGGATTCCCCGTCTTTTCCGAGGTGTCAGACTTGCTCGCCAAGTCCGGTGCATTCGCGTTCAGTACAATGCACAAGAAACCTGTATATGGACAGGATCGAATTTAGAGTTTGACCATCACCCACCTTTACAAAGATGTCAGCTACTTCCCATTCCTTGAAGTGCGCACTTCAAGAGACGTATTGACTCTTTCCCCTGCTGCGATCTGGTCGTTGCAGCACTTGAAAAAACCCGACCTTTCCAGATCACTCGGGCTTCTAGGGCCAGCCTCTTTCGCCTGACACCTTTGTAAAGATGGGGATAGAATTTTGGTCTTAACTTGCAGTTTTGTCAATCACTTGACTAGGTTTATTTTCGATTAGTCTAGTCAAGTCTTCGTAGAGTACCCTTGCTATGTTTTCAGTCATAAGGTTTGGCAATTCATGCCAATTACTTAAGGGTACGTCATGATGGAAAGTGAAATGGCGGCTACAAAACCTCATCTGGGCCCTCACTCTAAGTAGGGAGTTTTCTCGATGTACAGAGATTAACTCCGTCTTACAATCTAAGAGTTCGATCACTTGATGAATACAGGACAGTAGGTTTGCAATAGGGAGTTTTCCACTCACCTTAGGCAATACTGGATCAACCTCAGGGTGGGTATCAAACTCGTAGTCAAGTATTTTTAATGTGTCCAGCATGTTTACTCCCTGTAGTCGTCGTAAATTAAAATACTCTGTTCGTTAATAACGAGCGGCCCTACTTCCTTAATGATAGCCAGCAAATGCTCAATAGAGTTTACCTCAATTTTCCAGCAAAATTTATCGTGTACTCTTATACTTCCTCTGATAGAGTACTTTAACTCTTGAATTTCCCCTACCAAATCTTCAGGGTTAATTTCGCCGCTCTCAATCTTTTCGTCCAACTCTGCTAGGGAACCTAGTCTAAGTTCTTCAAGCACATTCTCTTTAGCTTCATAGGCTCCAAGGCAAGGTTTGCTAGGTGGTTTCTTGTAGTCGCTAATTCTAGTGATCTTGAAAATCATATTGCCTCCTTCCTCGGGGCCTAAACCCCGAGAGGTAAATGTTATTGACAGAAGTCCTCAAATATCAGGTTCATGTCCGTCAGGTATTCCGTCACATCCTCAACTTCACCGCTGTTTGATACGGCAATAGCTGTTGTCTCATACGAGGTTCCTGAGCAATTGTGGGGAACGTCGATGTCGAAGCTGAGTTCAACTTCCTCATCTTGCTCTGCCATGTAATCCGACAAGTCCATACGCCACCGGGTTTTACAAAGCCTTGCAAGTTCTTTCGCCGCTAGGTTGTTACTGTACCACCCCTCTCCCATGTTACCGGGGAGTATCTGGGCTCTCACTGTGATCTTCATTTTTTCGCTCCTTTTGCGTAGCTCACCTCAACAAACCACATCCACGTTCTCGATCTCTTCTCAAAGGCTTTAACTTGCTCTTTACCCACTAACTCCAGAGCCTTCTTGTCATAAGAGTCATCGCAGTTGATTACCGCGACACAGGCATCATCTAGCGAAAAGTCTCCAATCATTGCAGGTCTATTTGAAAACACAGATACTGTACTCATGATCTTCTCCTAATTGCCCCGCATAACGCAGGGCAGTTGTATGTTTAGCTTGTTTTAGCAAGGTGTTTCAACACCTTGACTCGCTCGTTAGCGCTCATGGCTGCCAACTCCACATCTGGCACGCTGTTGGCCCGCTTGACCCACTGCTGCAGGAAGACGCTCCAGTAGGTCACAGTCCCATCACGATGGTAGGTGGTTTTCATTCTTCCACCTCCCCTACCAAGTGTTCAAGCTCCTCTGGGATTTCGTGTTCGTTCAGCAACAACCACGCCACGGCTTGCCGGTGACTGATCCACTCTGCGTGGTCCTCAGAACCTTGCCATTGTGAAGTATGCTCAATCCAGTAGCGGCCCTTCTTGCTCCGGTACAGTCTTTGGTGGTTCCACTGGGAGCCGGTATTGACTGAAATTTGATTACTCCCATTCCAGTTCTTCTCTTCAGCCCACTCGTTGGTGGCGTTCTCAGTCTTGACAATTGTGTTGTCATCCATTCTATATACAGTCATCTTAATCTCCTGCGCTCTACGCATTTGAAGGTTGCCGGATTGGCCGGTGCCATTGAGGTCAGACCTCAGATTTAATTCTACTGCTTATCATCCCGCCAGTGTGAGAGTTTTACCATAAAATAAATAAACAGCAGGTACGCTATAAAACCTAACACGCCCAGAAGGACTATTAAGAGATTATTACTCATACTGAATTCCATAACCCTTCCAAGGTGAGGCTCTGTTAATAGTGCCTTGACAGGCGTACTTATCCCCGAAGCGGACAAGGGTTGTGCCTCTCTCAGTGACCTCCCGCTTTACCGCCCAATTGTTTTCGTGTTCCTTAACATCGAGTTCTTCAGTCCTACCTCGCCGTACAAACCGACGATAGTGTTTCTTGTACTCGTTGTCACAGGTAATACACATCGCCCTTGTTTTAGCGGTTAAGGCTTTCCGGAAAAACTCCAGGGTTGCCGGGGCTACCTTGCCACAGGATGAGCAGATCAGGGTTTTCTCACACATACTCATGGTCCTCATAGAAAGCTTGCCAAGCGCTATCTTCCAGCTCCTCCTTCCATTTTGACCTCAGGAGGAAAGAGACATCGGTATCTCCCACCCACAGGTTCTCAATTTCCATGGTTTCTGGCTCGTCTGGGTAACCGGGGTCCCCATTCGCCATGTACATGCGGCCTTGCTGGGCCTTCGTGTAAAATACCTCTGCTTTGAACTCAATTTCCGCTGCCGTAAACTCCAGATCAACTAGCATTTTTTGCTCCTAATGATATTTTTAACTTTGCTCCAGTCCGTCCAACGGGAGCATAAACACAGATCGTGTCTTCAGAAGTTACCGAGGAGGTCACCACCTCCTTGCCCTCAACAAGTGGGCATCGGGGTTCCATGTTTATCTGCTTGTGGTGGTTGTATCCAAGGGCAAATCCCGCTGCTGCACCTCCGGCTAGTAACACCATCACCACCAAAATGATTGTTGCTACATCTTTAACGACTGTTCTCAAAGGGATACTCCTTTCTCACCAACTTGAAATCCCTTGCCATCAGCTTGCGCAAGGTGCTGTTCTCCGCTTCTAACCTTCTGTTCTCCACTCGCAGGAGTTGAATCTCATGCTCTAAGGTGCTGGCTTGGGTGGCGGATTCCATCGAGCTTTTAGCCCAGCTCGTAATCTCTTCTAATCGACTTTCTAAGTCTTTAGACATAATAGTCCTCACATCAAATTTTGTCTACTGGCTGAATATGTAACCTGTACCATCATCTCGAACATAGTCCGAGATGAACAGGTCTCGACAATAAGCCTCATAATCAAAATAGTACACTAACTCCTTTGGCATATTGGCAAGCATACCGGTGTCTTCGACGATCTGGTACGTGAAGTCTAACTCGGACCCTTCTCGACCTGCATGCTGTTCCTTGCAGGATTCAATATCGGTCTCAAAATCATCACAGCCAAGCCCAAGCCGCATGAATGCTCCGTACATCTCCTTCTCATCGTCATCCAAGTCCAGCCAGAGCCACGCATCCTCCTTAATGAAGGACTCACCTACCATGCCCCGTGGAAAGCCTTGAAAGTCTTGGAACATGAACTCTGGGTCAACCTCATCGTCATGGAACTCCGCAAGTGCCTCGTAGAAGGTCTCCTTGTCGGAGTAATCTTCCAGGTCAAACCAGGCTCCTGCTAAGGAGCCGTTGTTGTACTTCTTATATGTACCTACATAAATCCTGGGTGTTGTTTTGTACTCTGTGCTATAGTTGCTCATGGTAATTCCTTCGCAATGTTGTGAATAACATCATCCAAATAGATAGCTTGCCCTGTGCAAGTCCTACCCCATACTTGTAACCCAAACACATCCTGAACGAGTTCCCCTCTCTGCTCTAGCTGCTTCGCCAAGAATGGCGTCACTAGCCAGTGCTCATAGATCGTCCTACCTTCAACCTCAATCTCAAGCCTCTCGCAAACTTCCTGAACTTTCCCTTGCTTGCGGATATCATCCATCAAGGTTTCTTGCAGCCGCTTCAAGACCTTGTGAGGGGTGGTGTCCCTTGTACTGCACATGAACTTCACCCGCTCATCCATGTCTGTGGTCACTGAGCCATCACACATACCGTAACGGGCTCCGGCAAGCCGGGTTCCGCAGTTGTCACAGCGGTCTATGGAAAACTCCTCGTCATCCCCTGTTGGGTGTCCTTCAAGACCTCCATCAATAATGTCTTCATCCTCCTCTTCCGTATTGTCGGGGGGTAGCTCTCCGTTGACCAAGTAAAAGAGACAGTCCTCACAGACATGGTCTGTGGTCTCCGGAACCTCGTCCGGTATGTCCGCTTTCAGGGTTAAGTCTGCGAACTCTATCAAGTCAAGGTCGGATACTACTTCTTCTATCTCATAAAAATCGAGATCTGAGATGTGATACTCAAGGGCTGAATCGTAGTCTGGAACCTCAGACACATACTCTTCCGAATCTAGGTTCAACTTGTCCATTAAATTGTTGACGTTATATAAAACGTCGCTAGAAACTAGGTCTTGTGATTTCATATTGCCTCCATGATTTTAAGAAACATCGCCTGGTCTTCCAGGCACTTGGCTTGAACCCATTCGTCAATCAGGTAGTCATTGACAAACTCAGGTTCGGTTACTGCATAGTCGTCCGAGCGGTGGCTCATACCTTCCAACTCATCTTCCCAACACCAACATCCATCGGACCAGTAACAGATTTTCATTCTTTCCACTCCTTCGGAATATCATATCCCTTATAACCTGTAGCGTTGGGGTTATCCCCATCGCAAGCGTTGGGAACGCAGGGTGAGCATAATTTGAAATATCCCGTGTGTGGGCTTTCAAACACCCACAGCATCGGTGCGCCGCCTAACCAGTTAATGCCGTACTTGACGCCCTCATGCTCACCATCAATAACGGGTTCGTCGATTTGTATCCCCTCCAACCAAGCATCAATGCGGTCCTCCAGCCGGGTTTCCCGCTCGTAATCGGCATCCACTTGGTCAAGCACTCCCGCCTCGATTTCCGACTCGATCTCGTCCTCGATCTCAATTCTCAACTTCATCGTGGCCTCCTCCTCGGCAGCCTTGAATGAGATGTCCTCCCCATTGAGGAAGAAATCGTTGATAAGATCACTGTCCAAGTCGTTAGCACTGAACACGGTGTAGCGAATTCCTGTTGCGGGGTTTGTGTTGGTCATGATTGTTGCTCCTCTACGATTTTGTCTATCCGCGCCCAATTCTCATAGCTCATGGACAGCGAGGGTTGGGGTAATCCACACAGAAAACACAGATGATCTAGGATCATCTGTACTGCCGGATCTGCTGCGGCATCGCTGCCGGCTTGCTCCGTTGCTTCGTCAATAGCACTGACCAGCGCCCTAGCTACGGCTCTAGGGTTACTGGCACCGTTGTAATAGATGTGATATGCGTCTTTGAACCTTTTCATGATTTACTCTCCAATTTTTCTAAGTAGTTGCGGTGTGCTTGCAGCCTTACTTGCAGTTCTGCAATATCGTTCTCGTAGCGTTCAATGCTTTCTCTCATATCATCCTTAATCGCTTCAAGGGCTTCTTCCTCACTCTTGTAATACGAACTTAAGTTGGATTGGTATACGTCTCCATTTTGATTCATCAATTTTGCTAACCCTCTTCGGGTCGAATCGCCAGCTAGGACGACAATTGGGTCTATGGTGCAATGACTAAAGACATCATCTATCTCATGCCATCTAACTTCGTATACTATTGTCATACTTGATCTCCTAAAAATCTCTGAATACTGTTTCAACCGGAGGTCTACAATCGTGTTGCAAACCATTACTTAATAGCACCCATCTTCCGGCTGTTTTTGCCCAATAAAGGTCAGACACCCCACAAAATTTGCATCTAACAGGTGTAGGGGTGTATTTAGTGTATTGGGTCATTCCCTCATCATTAGTTTGCCCGAAACATAGATCATCGAAAGCATCTACTGCGTGATCGAAACAATCACTCATACTTGATCCTTCAAGTCTTGTTTCACTAATTGTTGGCAAGCGGGAGGCAAGTCCTCCAGCTTGATTCTCTTGCCAAGGTGTTTCCCGGGTGTCGCCTCGACGTAACACCCAATGCCATGAAAGGGCATCGAATTCATGCCACGGCCTGCAAAAGTACCCTGCTTCGAGCCTGGCTCTTGCATATACAACACCGTGTACCTGTCTGCACTTTTACCTCCGTTGTCGTAACAACGGACCCACTCAAGTTTTTTCATAAATCCTCCTCATAAACCTCATCGTAATACCTTTCACTTACATACAAGTGAAAGGCGTACTCTTCACTGTGTGCTGTGAATCGGAAGCCTCCAGGATAAGGGAGGCCTCCCGGAATAATTGAATACCCCGGAAAGTGCCCTTCAACACAGGCTTTGGCTGCTGAAAAGTGCCCGAAAAAATCGTTACCTTCGTACTCGTAAGACACTTTTGGCAAGTTCAGAACCGGGGCCGCATTTACCACAACCTTGAACGATCTCATAATTCCTCCTAATCAAAGTGAAGTTCACGTCCTAGATCGTCTCCATAGACGCTGACCTCGCCCAGCACTTGAGCGCAGCGAGTCAACACATCCGCACTGGGGCCCCATATTTCAGGTCTGTCCCAGAATCCTACGCCGTGGTGATTCCGGGTGAACCAGAGGTCATACCCAGCTTGTTGATAGTGACCCCGGATGAGGTCACTGTTCGTTAAGAAAAATTCGTGACAAACCTTCCAGGCTTGCCATTTTGCTTCATTTGAAAATGGGAGAACGGAGGGTTGATTCGTGTCGCCGCAGTCGGTGAATACAGCGGCTTCCAGATAAGCTGTTGTCATTACATCTGATTGGTTCATTGTTTGTCTCCTTGGGTAATTCCACAAGTTGAGGGGCCGAAGGTCAAGTCCGGCCGGGATAGTGCTACTTCACTTTTATCCATGTGTTTTCCCTGAGTAGGGCTTCCCACTGCTCATACTTCTGTTTCTGGATTGACACCACAAATCTCTGGGTGTTTTGTGCATTCAGCCACCTCGTTACAAATAGCTGGAATGACAAATCTATGTCCTGGTCCGCCATGATGGCCCCACTGTACACCCTGACAATAGCGTCGTCGGGGACCTCCCCCTGAAACTCATTTTCCTCCATCCCATTAATCGTTACTTCCTGGGCATCCACATAAGCCCCAGTCACATTTAGGAAGGCGTCCCAATCTGCTTCCATCATCTTCTTGTACTCAGACCCAGTCATCTTTTTCATACGATGTTCCCTTCCATATCTACTTCTACCTCGATTTCAGTCCATTTTGCTGGGCCGATGACCTTAGAGGTGGTGTTCGTCTCTGCTTGCTTACGATTCGCGTAAAAGCTGCTTGATGTAAAAAGTTTTTCATTGTGTGATAGGCATATCCATTGCCACATACTTACTATTTTGGTGGGCTTGTCCCGGATCGCGTAGTAATCAGGAGGGTTTGTGAAATTCCAGTATGTGCCGGACTTCCAAGTGGGTTTCTCGATAGGTGCCCCATCACTGTACTTGACCAAGGCTATCTCCTTGTTCGGGTCTTTGAGGGCCTCCTTGAATACTAAGTAAGGGTCATAGAGCCTGAACTCCTCGCAATCAAACCACATGGGGTGTGTGAGTTCCCACTCCCCAGTTTCTTGGTCAAGTCTTTCGATCTCCGCTCCTTCAGCCCACTGAAGGATAAGGTCGTGATGTTTGTGTTTCATACAATGTTTCCTCCCATGTCCATTTCAACTTCAACTTCAATCTCAGTCCAAGGAACAATACCTATTACTTTAGATGTAATATGATCTTTAGTTACATCTTCCGCACTTAAATAAAAACGATTTGATGCAAAGAATTTATTACTGTCATTTTGAAGTAGCCATTGCCACATCTTTACTTTTTTTGTAGTTTTTGGTTTATCTCTAATTGCATAGTAATCAGGAAGGTTAGTGAAATCCCAGAACTTCCCTGATTCCCAATTGGGCTCCTCGATAGGTGATCCATCGCTATACTTGATTAAAGCTACCTCTTTATTAGGGTCCTTAACCGCCTCGCGTAGTTCACGGTAGGGGTCATATACCCGGTACTCTTCATCTTCAAACCATAGCGGTTCGGTTTGTTTCCACTTTCCCGTTTCTGAGTCAAGGGTTTCAATCTTTGAGCCTTCGGCCCAAGCCATAATAAGATCGTAGTGTTTGTGTTTCATTTTAATGTCTCCGGTATGTCCATTGCCAACCACGCGGCGGTCTTAACCACCTCGCCACTTACCTGCCCAATCAAGTCAAAAATCAAGCCTTCGTGAGTGAGAACCACCTGAAGGTCTTGTATCTCATCGTCGTCTTCCGCGACTTCACGGAATATGATCCGTAGATTCAACGGCATGTCCTGCCATGTTTTTCCACCGTCAGTAGAAATTTGATTTTGAGTCATAGTAATTCCTCTCTGAAAAGATTAATTGCTTCTCGTTTGGTATATCCAAAATACCTTTTAGTAATCATCTGATTCCCAACTATCTCGCTAATACAATAACCCCCAGTTATTCTCTCAACTAACATAGCTCCTCCGGTATTTCAACAGTTTCACCTAGTTTTGATGCGACGTAGGTTCGCATGGCTGCGATGAGTGGGGTTGGCCCTCTCTCCTTAAACTCAAATCCAACCCCCAGTCGGAAGATGGAGGTAAGGATTTCTGAGGTTTGGGTAATAGTGATACGCTCACGTTCAACTATCTCGTAGCCGTGCTTAGTGGAGTAGCTGAATGTTCCACCTATGTACCCGTAGTTGTCGTGCATCGACATGAAGTGTTCGATG